GTAAAGTTGCTCCTAGAGCATCTACCGCTGACGAAGAAGATCAGTATGAGTCTTATTCTCCCCAGAGAACTGTTGAAGAGAATGTGATGGAAGAACTTGAAGCATCTTATCGTAAGAGTAAGTCTGCCCCTCCAGTTCCTGATGATCTTAAGGCACAGTTAAATAGTCTATCATCTAGCGATGATGAAGACGATGATGCTCTTTCTTATTTTCAGAAACTTGCAGGTGAATGATCAGTAATATAATCTAATATTATCTGCTCTCTTTAAGGTGGGGTTCACATACTGATCCCCACCTGTTTTGTATGTCATGATATCTTCTATATCATCAAAGACTATATTTAAATATCTTGGTTTAAGAATAAAAATATTTCTCTTTTCTTCTTCAATTTGATTTTCATATTCAAAGTTTGTTACTTCTCTAATAAAGTTTATTGAAGGAACTTGCACTAATTGTCCTAAATCAGAATCATAGTATTCATAATAATATGCATATAAACTTTTAATCGTAGATTCTTCTACCCAACTGTATCCATTATAAATCCATATTTCTCCAGTTTCTGAATCAGTTATTATATCTCCGGATATTGCATTGGGAAATTCATCTTGTAACAGTTGATCTGATGGATCTGATATAACTCCAATTAATTTAGATGGGTCATCATTTATTATAAGTAAAACTTTAGGATCTATTAGTGTTGGATTTGAATTTCTTGGTTCTGATGTAAGTTCATAAGTAAATTCTTTATCAAACACTGAGGTTACTAAGAATTTTCCATTATAGTCTCTTACAGATATTCCATCAATAACTACTTGACTATTGACAAACATTCCAGGAATATTATCTTTTATACCAACTCTTACAGTTTTTCCGGTAACAGTTATACTTGTAATTTTGGAGTTTATTGATTTAATAAAATTTCCATTTGTTTCCCAGGTTGGATTAATTTCCAATCCTTCTTTTAAAACAATGACCCCAGATGAATTTTTAATTTCTTCAGTTTCATAATGGTGAATACCTGCATAAAAATTCTCATAAGAACCATATTTTTCTAACATGACTTTTTCAAAGGTTCTTTGAGTCATAGGCCATTCACTGTAGATATTGAGAATATTATTTGAAATGAGAACAACCCAATCTAAACTTTCATCTCCATAAACTTTGAATGCAACATTATCTGGTCTTTCATCACCAATAATTGAGTATTTTTCAAAGAATGCTAAATTACCAAAAATATCTTCTCTTAACTTTCCTCTTTTAAAAAGATTTTTTACAGGAACATAATCAGAAATATTTTTTTCATTTGGATTCCTGGAAATGTATTCAAAATTTGGAACTCTTCTGAAATAATTTGACATTTTTAGTAACCTATGTGAGTATCAGCATTTCCATTTGGAACATTACGAGTATAATCATCATCATAGATTGGTTCAAGTTCTGTGAATGTTAAACTGAGATCATATTGCGTCATTGCACCATCAGTAAATGTTGCATAACTTCCTGCTGGTGTATAATTGACACTACAATTTGTTAAAGCACATGTTTTAAAAGTATTCAACCAAGGATGAACTTCATTTTGTCCATTTCCTCTGTAAACATATTTAATATCAAAAACATGTGGAGTTTTTAAAAACAATGAAGACTCTGCTCTTTTAACAGACATTCCTTGTTTAAAAAATCTTATAATTTGTTTTATTGTTACTGCTTCGCTTTGTTCTCTTGCTGACATAGTAAATGTGAAATTAAATGAACGAAGAGATGGCCCAGTGAAAAGAAGTTCTAAGTTTGGATTAAGAACTGCTCCAGTTGTTCTTGTAAAAAGTTGTTGACCTTCTCCTCCTGCAGCTTCTCCAGCAAGATATTTTCCTATAAATTCTCTAAGAGCATTACGAGATTGCTGATCTTGGTTTGTTTTAGAATCTGATGAACCTTCAAGATTAGTATTTCCTTCAATAAGACTGGATGCAAAAGAACCTACAGCTGCTTGAAATGGATTAATTGTTTGATCATTCCAAACTACTGCATTTGAATCTGAAATTGTAGGTTGAATTGGTAAAGTTACTCTTCCTCCAGATACTTTTGCTTGACCTGCTCGTATAGATTTAGATCTATCTCCAAGGAAAGATTCTTGAGATATTCCACTTTCCAATTGTTGTACTACATTTGTATTTAATTGTTTTGGCACATATTCACTCATTGTAAATTGAATGATATCTTGTCTGCTTGATTCTAGATCTGTTGGATATACTAAATTTTGATATTCAGTTGGTTTTCTTATATCAGATCTACCAATTACTAAATTATTTAATTGTTGTTGTGTTACTTTTGGATCTGTTGATCCAGCTCCTGCAGTAGAAGTATTGGATGCATTTCCGGTGTTTTCTTCATTTTTTGCAGTATTTTGATTCAGACCTGTTGCTTTGTTAGCATCTTGTTTTGTATTCTTATTTACTTCTCCTGCAGGAACACCTTGTAAAGGAGCTCCCAGTGCAGTAGTAATATTATTATTTAAATTTTTGTTTAATAATGAATTTTGATTTGATAAAGTTTTTTGTAAGTCTGATCCAGCAATAGGTTTTCCATCTGCACCTTGAGTAAATGTCCAAGGTTCTCCTGCTTTTCTTGTTGCTACTGTTTTAAAATCAGTTCCAAGAGGAGAAAATGTTGTATCATATAATCTTAAACTAGTTACAGCACTTCCAGGTACATACTTTCCATTTGCATCTCTTTGAACTTCTGTGGAGGTTCCAAGATATAGAAGTGTACCATCACTAGTTCTATAAGGTTGTTTTACTGTTATTATTGGTGAATTTCTTCTTTCTGCCATTAGAACTCCCTCCTAACCGAGAATGTAAGAATCCAAGTTGTTTTCTTTTTATCCAACATTAAAATAGAAGTTCTTTATTCTTTATTTATAACTGTAATTCTCGTTCTGTGATAATTTTGAATTCCATCATTCTATCTTTACACCATTCTTCAGCCGCTTTCCATTTTGCACAATTTTTTTCGTAGGTAAGTGCTTCGGTAATTAAAGTTTGCTTTTTCTTTTTACCTGGAACTGGTGGTTTTGTTTGACGAAGTGGTTTAATTTCAATAATATATTTTTTAATATTTCCACTAGATTCTTTAACTTTTACATAAGCATCTGGAAAATACCTTCTAATTTTTCCAGTAGTATGATCAAAGTATGGAATAAAAAATTCTTCAGATCCATATTCTAAAATATTCTCATTACGATCACACCATTGAAGAAACTTTAATTCCCAAGAAGATCTGTAAATAATATTGTTTACATCTCCTTTATATTTTTCTGGATTTCTTGGGCGAAATCTTCCTTGATGATATTTCCCTTCTTTCGCCATAAATATTTTATAATCAACGAATATTTAGTTAGATGTCTAGTGTAGCATCATCAAATGGCATAAATGTTAGAGGTATAAGAGAAAAATTATTAAGACCTGCTCTTACTTCTCATTATCTTTGTAATTTTAAGATTCCTGGAGGATCAGATAGTGGGTTTATAAATTCAAGATTACAGATAAATCCATTGAAAACATCTGATTTTGTATCACTTGCTTGTTTTGAAGCTTCTTTACCAGGATCAACATTGGCAACTCATGACATTAATAATGATTTTACTGGAGTTTCCGAAAAACATGTATATCGTCGTTTATATGATGATAGGGCAGATTTTAGTTTTTATGTGGATGCTAGAGAATATTATGTAATAAGATTATTTGAGGCATGGATGGGACTTGCTGCTAATGAACAATATGAAAATATAAGAGATAAAAATTATTTTTATAGAGTTAGTTATCCTGATACTTATATTACAAGAGAGGGCATTTCAATTACTAAGTTTGAGAGAAGTATCCCTAGTCCACAACTCACATATAATTTTGTGAATGCATTTCCAATTAGTATAAACTCAATGCAAGTTTCTTATGATAGTTCTCAATTGTTAAAATGTACTGTTTCTTTTGCATATACCCGCTATTGGATTAGTGGTACTCAAGTACCCAATACTCCTTCTACTCCCCCCACAACTTCTGTTCCTAATACAGAACCAAGACAATCTACTCCACCAGGAGTTCCAACACCAAATGCTCCATTAAATCCACAACAACAAGCTAATTTTAATTCTCAACTTCTTAGAAACCAATCTCCAAATACTCTTAATCAATCTGCAAATACTCAACTTAATACTCCAAATCCAACTAGAGAACCTCGCCTTTGGAATAGTTCATATTTAGGTGGTGATGGTACAAATGGTGGAACTAGACAACCTCGCCCTTGGAATAGTTCAAATCTAAGAAATCCAACACCTCTATTTTAACCCTATAAATAAAGTATCTGAGTTTATTATAAGGAGATTATGCCTTTACCTAAAATTGCTACCCCAACATATGAGTTGGAATTGCCATCAACAGGAGAAACTATAAAGTATAGACCATTCCTAGTAAAAGAAGAAAAACTTTTAGTCATTGCATTAGAATCAGAAGATACAAAACAGATTACTAATGCGATTAAAACTGTGATTAAAAATTGCATAGAAACAAAAGGAATTAAAGTAGAAACACTTCCTACTTTTGACATTGAGTATCTATTTTTAAATATTCGTGCCAAATCAGTTGGAGAAGAAATTGAAGTCAACATAATTTGTCCAGATGACAATGAAACTAATGTATCTGTAAAAATTAATGTTGATGACATTAAAGTTAGAAAAAATGATGATCATGATAACAAGATTAAACTTGATGATAGTTTAATGATGGAAATGAAATATCCTTCATTGGATCAATTTATCAAGAGTAATTTTGATATTTCAAATAACAATGCATTAGATCAATCATTTGATCTCATTGCTTCTTGTGTTGATAAAATTTACAATGAGGAAGAAGTATGGGCAACTGCTGATGTGACTAAAAAGGAATTGATGGAATTTTTGGATCAAATGAATACCAGTCAATTTAAGCAAATTGAAAAATTCTTTGAAACCATGCCTAAATTATCTCACACTATTAAAGTGAAGAATCCAAACACTGATGTTGAAAGTGAAGTAGTTATAGAAGGGTTATCCAGTTTTTTCGTCTAGCAATGATCCATATGGATCTTGAAAATTATTTTCGTCTAAACTTTTCGTTAATGCAATATCATAAATATTCATTAACTGAGATTGAAAACATGATGCCTTGGGAAAGGGATGTTTATGTCCTACTTTTGAAACAACATTTAGAAGAAGAAGAAACCAAACAAAAACAACAACAAAGTAATGGCTGGTAATCCAGGAAGTATTAACAAAGAAACTATTGATGGAGTAATTATTAGATTACTCAATTTGAAGGTTGGTACTGAAATGGACTACCAGACTTATTTTAAAAATATTTTAAATAGGTTAGCAATTGATGGGATTGGAGGAAAAAAACTTCCAGCAGAAGAAAGCAAACTTTTAAGAGATGAACTTAAAAGAATTAAAAAATTAATAGATAAAGGTAGATTTAAAATAAATCAGAAAAAAGCAAAAGTTTCTTCTCCTCCACCACCATCTGGAGGGCCTACTGGTGCTGGAGGAGGAGCACCTCCAAAAACAGGATCAATTGTTAAATCTAAAAAAGGAAAAATAACAGCAGATAAATTTTTCTATCAGAATTATGTTCAATCTGTAAATGTAAAAGATATTACAGAGAAAGTTTCTAAGAAAAGTGATCCATTAGATAGAATTATAGAAAGATTAGATTCTATTATTCAAACTCTTACTGATTTAAATAAAGAAAATAAAAAAGAAAGTGAAAGGCAAAAGAAAGGTGCAGAAAATGCGAGAAGAAAAAAGAGAGAAGAATCTTTAGAATCCAAAGTATTTGATGGAATTAAGTCTGCCGTCAAAAAAATGATGGCACCATTCCAATCAATTTGGGATTATATTTTAAATTTTTTGTGGAATGTTTTTCTTGGAAAGGTTGTTTTAAAACTTCTTGATTGGTTTTCTGATCCAAAAAACAAAGATAAAATTAGTAGTATTGTTCGGTTCTTCAAAGATTGGTGGCCGACAATGTTGGCTGCTTATATTATTTTTGGAACATCTTTTGGTAAACTAGCAAGAACAGTAGTTAAAATTGCTCTTAAAGGTGCAATTGGTTTTGGAAAAATCATTGCCAAATTAATTGCTGCTATTGCAAAAGGTAAAGGTTTAAAGACAGCAGGAGCACTTTCTGGAGGAAGAAAAGGTGGTGGATGGAAAGGTGCTTTATTAAACACTGGATTGGCAGTTGGAGGAACTTTACTAACAGGATTTGCTATTGATAAAGGTATTGATTCCTTAATGGGTGATGATAAAGAAGATACTCAATCACTAAATCCTGTTAATATTGATGTTCCTGATGAACCAAAATTCTCAACATTGAATGCCGCTGGGGGTGGTTTAGCAGATCTTGGTAAACTTTTAGGTAAAGTTGGAATGGGGGCATTAGGCCCACTTGGACTATTGATGAGTATGGGAATGGGACAGGTTCCTAAAATGTTCCAAGGATTGGTGTCTGGTAAAAAAGGAACTGACAAAGTACCAGCAATGCTTACTGATGGTGAGTTTGTAATGTCAAAAGGTGCTGTTCAAAAATATGGTGTGGACACTTTAGAATCCATGAATGCTGCTGGTGGAGGAACTAATGTACCTAAAATTGTACAAAATGTTCAACATCGTGCCGGTGGTGGATTAGTAAGTAATTCTCCAGAATTTTGGAAATTGGCTGCGCTATCTGCTAAAGAAGATGCTCAAAATCCTCAAGGTCAAGCAGATGTTGCTCAGTCAATTTATAATAGAGCAGCAACTGGTGCTTATCCTGGGGGGAAATCTATTAGTGGAATTATAATGGGTAGAGATGCCTCTGGTGCATGGCAATATCAACCAGTAAGAGATAATTTTGGTGCTTTTTCTGCAATAAAAGATCAAAAATCTGCAGAAGCTGCTGTTGGTAAAGATAAACTGAATATGGCAGTCAAATCTATAACAAACCCAGCATTACAGCAAAATGCAAAAGGTTTTGTTGGTGGTAGAACTGATTTTATGGGTGAAAGTCAAAAACCTTACATGAAACCTGATAAGGGTGATATTACAAGAGGAAAGAATTATAATTTTCATGGATGGTTTTATAATGCAAAATTAAATTCTCCTGCTCCAACACCAAATGTAGTATCTCAAGTTTCTAAACAAACTTCAAATACAACTAAACCTTCAGGTAAAAATAAACCTTCAGGTAAAAATAAACCTTTACCTAGTTTGTGGGGCCCTAATTTATTCCAGTTTCAGGATGGAGGGCAACTTAGTCCAATGAGCATAGAAGAATTGAGAAGAAGGGCAAGAGCCCTAGTTGAACGGGAATTTCCTAGGACTTATAGGGAATATATGGAACAGCAAAGACAGCAAGGAGATGGAACCACATTAATAAGTCCTCCAACTCCAGATCAAATTGCAAAGGCAAAGGAACAAGCAATAGCGAGACTGGTTGATAATGCCTTAAGAAGCCAAAGAATGATCCCTAATGGAATAATTGGAAAGAATAGTGGATCTAAAATTGGTCCAAATGGTGAACAATTATCTGGACCAGATAATCTGTATATTCCTCCTTCTCCTTCCAAAAATCCAGGAGAAATTTATCCTCCATTTCGTGTTCAAGAAGGAGAAGAAATTATTCCAGGAGAAAAAAAGATTCAAATAATTCCAAAAGATCAAATAATTCCAAAAGATCAAAATGATCAAATGAATTTGAATTCAAGTTTTAATCCTGTAAAAGGAGGATATGAAAATAAATTACCTCAATTGTCAAGAAATCAAACTAGGAATTCCCCAGTAAATCCTCCATCATCAAGACCATCTATTACAGTATCTTCAATGGTAACTCAACCACCAAAAAGTTCTAATGGTGGAGGAAGTGGAAATGTATCTATGGGTAAACTTCCACCAGTTTCTGCTTCAATTCCCGGTTCATCTGCACTGGCACAATCAAAAAGACAATTGGGTATTAATGTAACATGAAACTTTTAGATTCCAATATTAATAAAAATAATCAAATTATAAAAGCAGATAAATTTTTTTCTGCAAAAAATAATATTGGAAAGAAAACTACTAAGATTAAATCAAATGAATCAAATGTAGTTTTAAAAATTGAAAAAAGAGTTATTAAGATTGATGATTTATTAAAAAGTTTTTTAACATTTAAAAAGAATGAAAATAAGAAGAAAATAAGATCTAGCGAAATTGATAGATTTAGAAAAAAAGAAGAAAATTTAGAAAAGAAAAAACCAAAAAAAGAAAAAAATAAGAACATCATTCCAATAAAACCTAAATTGGGGATATTTGGATGGTTGACTAATTTCATTACTAATGTTGTTCTTGGATTTATTTTTGTTCGTCTAATTGATAACTTACCAACACTTGCTAAGTTGATTCCAATAATCAATGGAGTAATGGATGGTATTATTGATTGGGGTGGAAAACTCTTAGATGGATTAGTTACTTTTATTGATTGGGGATATTCAGCATACGATAATACTGTAAAAGTCTTTGAAAAAATTGGTGGTAAAGATACTGCCAAAAAGTTTGAAGATTTTATGGGTAAATTCCAAGATATGATACAATATACCCTTATTGCGGGTATGTTGTTCGCTGATCTTGCATTAAGTGGTGGTGTGGGAGGTTATGATACTGATATTCCTCAAGGCATTAAAGGAAAACCAAGTGGTGTACCTAGTACATCTAATCAAGCAGCAAGAAGATATGCTCAAAGATTTGGAAAAGATGCTGCAATAAAAAGATTTGGTAGAGAAGGAGTTCGTTCTTTAGGTGGTAAGTATGCAAGATCTGGTGCTACTAATTTAGCAAGAAATGCATTTGTTGGTCTTGCGGGAAAAGGTGGAGCAAAAACAACTCTTAAGTTTTTAAAACCATTTACTAAGAAACTTCCAATTATTGGTGGTTTATTGGACTTTGGACTCTCTGTTGCTTTAGGTGAAGATCCAGGTAGAGCGGCATTTAAGGCAATAGGTGCTACACTATTAGGTGCAGTTGGTGCAGCATTGGGAGGACCTTTTGCACTATTAACTGGATTTGCCGGTGGTTGGTTAGGAGATCAAGCCGGTGGCGCATTATATGATGCTCTATTTAAAAATAAAGGAACAAAAAGTTCTTCTCAAAATAAATCTAAAGGTTTATTTGGATGGAATAGTGGAGGAGTAATTAGAGGTTATGTAAGTGGTGGAACAACTCGTGGGGGTCAATATCAAAGTGAGATACCAAAAAGAGAACTAAAAATTAAAAAACCAAAAAGAAGAGTAATACCAAAACCTGCAAAATTAAGGCAGGGAAGTATTACTGGAGGTACTAAACAAATTAAAAAAGTTTTTCCAGAACCATCAGACATAAGATCTCCTGAAGGAACTGGACCACAGAAAAAAGAAGAGACAATGAATTCTTTTGGATTTTTGTCTCATAGTTACTATCGTTTTGCGAGTGTTCCTTTCATTGGTCCATTATTGGCAATGCCATTGAAAGTAATGATGGGTGATACTGTAGATTATGGTTATTATAAAAGTATTGGTCAAGGATTTGATTCATTTTTAAATAAAGCTTATGATGAAGGTGCATTTTCTGATGACTTTAAGATAGAAAAATTTGACATTGAAAAAATAGTTTCAAAATCTGTTGAAGAACTTACGACAAAAGAAATGTCTAAGATCAGATCAGATCTTATGCAACAGTTGATGTTGGAAAAAATAAAATCTACTGGTGGTAGTACAAAAACTGAGGGTGATGATTGTATTTGTCCCGAGGACACTGGAGGATCTGCAAATATTCAAGGAGGCAGTGCAGATTTTTGGACACTTGTTGCTGTTGCTTCAAGGGAAGATGCAGATCCACAAGGATCTGCTGATGTTGCACAGTCAATTTATAATCGTGTTGCTTCTGGGGCATACTCGGGAAGAACTATAAAGGATTTAATTACTGCAGCATGGCAATATGAACCAACATGGCGATATCCGAGTATGGGTTCTAGAGGTAGACCAAATAGACAGTGGTTTACAATTACAGATGCTGCTTCTGCAGCTGCTGCATCTGGGTTATCGGTAGAAACTATGAAAAGTGTCGCTGCTACATTGTTAAATCCATCTAGACAAGCTAGTGCTAGAAGTTTTATTCAAGGAAGAACAGATTTTAAGGCGCAAGGTCAAGGAGTTTCTGGAATTAGCAGAAGTTCTAGATCAAATGTTTTTGGATGGCATTATAATTATAAAGGAACTAAGGTTGCTCCAGTTCCTAATTTTGGAGCATCGTCAAGTCCTTCTAATGCATCTCCAACAACTTTAGCATCATCCTCTCCCGCAGGAAGTGTATCTGATTGTTCTTGTGATGATGATAATATTCCGGATCCTAATGGAATAAACACTCCAACAAATCCAGAAGCATTAGGTCCCGTTGGTAAAAAAGGTAAAATCTATTTACACTGGAATGCTGCGGCTAGAAATAATCCATATGGATATGAAAGAAAATATCATGCTATTTTTACTGAGGATGGAAAAAAATATCAAAGAACACCATATAGTCAATTTAATACACCAGAAGGACACACTGCATATAGGAATAGTTTAGGAGTTGGATTGGCTGTAGCAGGAATGGGAGGCGCGGGTGTTGATCTCAATAATTATGGATCACAGACTCCAACTCAAAGGCAATATGAAGCAATGGCACAAGAAGCTGCTAATCTTGCAAAAGCCTGGGGATGGTCGCCATCAATGGTTAATGTTAGAAATGTTGCAACTCATGCTGAAGTGGGTTCAATGAAAGATGGAATAAAAAATAGTCCAGCATTATGGTCTCAAGGTGCTAAGTCAGATCCTGATAATCACGGACCTGTTGCTTGGGGTGGCGATGGATCTAGATGGGATTTATTTAAGTTAAGACAAGGTGATTCACCTGGAAGTGGTGGTGATAAAATGCGTAATATGATTAAACAAAAAATGGGATCTGCTGGTAAGTTTGGTGGAGGTCCAGTTAATGAAGGACTAACAAAAGTACATCCAGGAGAATTTATAATTGATAAAGACTCTGTAGACACTTTTGGAATAAATTTTATGGATATTATCAATGAAGTGGAAAACAAGTCTCAGTTGTCAAATGCAAAACAATCATTAATTAAAATACTGGAAGAAATTGTACCTGAATATTCTGAAAATGCTCCTGATAAAGTAGTTTACAATTATATTCCTAGACCTTCTTCAGGTGGAATGAATGTTGTTCAAAAATCTACGAGTATAATTAATATGCCTTCTAAAAAATCTTACGGTAATCCGGTTATAGATTTATTGTCTGTGGGGTAAAAGAAAATGGCAATTAATAGCAGCAAACTTCTAGCATTACCTCCATCTAGATCATCTTCTCTTACTGTCAGTAAAATATTTGAATCCCCAAAAGAAAAACTAAACAATCCAAATAAAGTTAAAATTGACAATCGTTTAATTACTATTGAAAAAAAAGTTATTACAATTGACAAATTATTAAAAGACTTTCTTTTAATTGAAAGAAATAAATTTAAAATAAGATCAAGGAATCAAGAAAAAAAGACTCGTGAAGATAAAGAAAATGAGTTAGAGAAAAAAGTCAAAAAACCATCTGGAGTTAAACTGCCAAAATTACCCACACCTAAATTAGGATTGTTTGATTGGATTAAAAATTTTATATCAAATGTAATATTAGGGTTTATTGCTGTTAGATTGATAGATCAACTTCCTCAACTTGCTAAGTTGATTCCAATAATCAATGGAGTAATGGATTTTATTATTGATTGGGGAGGAAAACTTTTAGATGGATTAGTTACTTTTATTGATTGGGGATATAAAGCAGTAGATGCAAGTAGAACATTTGTATCTAATGTTTTTGGTGAAAGTGGTGCAAAGGCATTTGATGATTTTTCAAATAAGTTTAATGATATAATCAACTATTCATTAATCGCAGCAATGTTAATTGCTGACACTGGTGATAGTATTATAGGTGGTTTTGGTAAAGGTAAACCAGATATTGATTTAAGAAAAGGAGGATTAGATAAGGGAATAAAAAAACCACAAAATGATGTATTAAAACGATACTTCCAAAGATATGGAAGAGATGCATTTGTTCAAAGATTTGGTCAAGAAGGTTTAAAGAGATTACCAGGAGGAATGCAAAGAGGAGCACTTCAAAGAGGTGCTCGTAGTGCATTTACTGGAGTTCTAGGAAAAGGTGGAGCAAAGCAAGTTCTTAAATTTGTTCGTCCTTTTACAAAACGACTTCCAATTATTGGAGCATTACTTGACTTTGGATTGTCAATTGCTCTTGGAGAATCTATTGGTAGGGCCGCATTTAAGGCAATTGGTGCTGGTCTTCTTGGTGCAATTGGAACTGCTGTTGGTTCTGTAATACCAGTTGCTGGAAATATCATTGGAGGAATAGCAGGAGCTGCACTTGGAGATTGGGCTGGTGGAGCATTATATGATTTGTTTTTTGAAAATAAATCTAGTAAAACACCAACTCAATCATCTGAAAAAATTGAAAAATATGCAGGAGGTGGAGCAACAACTAGAGGTGGAAAATATATTTCATCTGAACCCGAAAGAAAACTAAAGGTAAAAAAGGTAACAAGAACTATAACCCCACAACCAACTTCATTACAACCTGGAAGAAGTGTATCTGGAAACATTAAATCTGAATCTGATCCATCAAAAACATTAATTGAAACTTATTATCCAAATAATACTGGTAAGAATGAAGTTAAACCATACAGTTATTTAAAATCGTCACATCAAACTTTAAGTAAAATTTCTTATCTTGGTTCTTTGTTTGGTTTAGTTACTAAAACTATTTTTGGGGATAAACCATCTCCAATTGATTACATGAATGTTTCTGCTGGATTAAATTCCTGGATTAATTATATTTTGGATAAATTGACCTTTGGATATGCAAATGGTGGTTTAGTAACAGATGAATCTACAAATCAAGATTTAAGAAATTGGTTAGCAATTAATATTCAAAATACAGTTAATCCAAGAATTAATCAAATTATTAATGATTTAATGAAACAATTATTATTAAAACCAGTTTCTGGTAGTGGTGGCCCAAGTCCAGCTCCTCCTGGGGGAGGAGGTGCAACACAACAAACTGATCCAAATGCACAGTTCCAAGGTCAAGCAGATTTTGTAATTGGTGATAATATCGCTCATGGATTTGCAGGAAGAACTGGAGATGGTTCTGATACTGGTGACACTAAGAAAGGAAGAAAACCCGCAGAAGTCTTAGCAATTCTTAAATCAAAAGGTGATGCTCTTAAAGGAAAACTGGTTGATTTATCAACTGGTATTGCACATTCAAAAGATGATTGGTCAACAGTTGAAGAGCAATTAAAGTATCTTCAATCAATGGGGGCAAGAGTTAGATTACTTGGTGTAGGAAAGCAGTGGGATTTTAGTAAAGGTGGAGGTCAAGTTAATTCAAAACTTCAACAACTTGCAGGTCAATATGGTGCTTATTTTTATGGAGGACATGATGCAAGTGGAGATAAAGAATTAGGTCTTCAAGGTTCTCCTGCTGGATATGGAGAACTTAAAGAAAGATTAGAATCAACTAAAGTTTCTGAAGGAGCAATTTCACCTGGAGATGGTAAATTTATTCAAGGTAATTCTGGAAGATCTGGAGGTGTTCATTTTCATATTGGTACAAACAATCCTGGAGATGGTTCTGGTGTTGCAACTGCAGGATTAAATGTAGTTAAACATTTCTTAGGAAAAAAGTCAATTTATGTTGGTAGATCTGGAGAAACTATCCCTACAGGAGCAAATGATCAACAAATAAAAGGATATATTGCAAGAGGTCAAGCAGCACATAGACAAACAGAACTAGATCTTCAAATTGGCGGAACTGGTGCTGGAAATAAAGTTGCTTTTCCTTTGGCTCTTAAAAATATGAAATATAGCGCAACAGATGGATATGGTGTATCTGCTGATATTGTTGGAACAAATGCTTTTGTCGGGCATGGTAGATATAAACCGGATGGAACTCTTGCTCCACAACAAAAATTAGTATTGAATTCAGGTGCTCCTGATTTTTATGCATTCCATGGAAGATATATTACCGAAAATGAATCACAACTCATTAAAACTCACGATGGAGAATATGTAATTGATAAAGATTCAGTTGATGCTTTTGGGTTTGAATTTATAAAATTGATCAATCAAATAGAAAGTAAAAGTCAACTAAAAAGTAATATAGATACAATTATGAGTATGCTTGATTATGAAGATCAAAGACCTCGTACAACTTTTGTGAATGTATTTGTTGATGAACCATCTACAAATAATACATACATAGTAAATAAAGAAACTATTTTAATGTCTTCTTCCAAAGAAGATGGATTATCTTACATTTGGGACTATGTTTAAAAAATGTTAGAAAGAATTAAAAGAAGTAATAATAATATTACAAAACTTGATATATTTCCAAATGATGGAGGCGAATCCATTTCATTGCTCAGAGGTATAACTGAAATCTATTATTATGAAAATGTTTTGTCTCCAACAATTAATGTTCAAATTGCAGTCGTAACAACTGGATTTGATGCTGATGATGGTGCTGGAGCAAAAATCAATTTTGCAGATAAGATAAAATCTGGAGCAGGAGAAAAAGTTTTTTTTGAATTTGAAGATGGATTAGAACAAAAAATATCTTTTGCATCAGATGATAGATGTTTGAGATTGAATCATAACTATAAATTACCAGAAACTGCAAAGGCTGCTCCATATATTATGGACTTAGTTTCTGAAGAATATTTGACAAATGAATCATCAAGAGTGCTTCAAAGATATGATGGCCCAATATCAGACTCAGTATCAGCGATATTTCAAACTGTATTAAAAACTAAAAAAGCAATAGATGTTGAACCTACACAAAATCTTTTTTCATTCATAGGAACAAACAAAAAACCATTTTGGGTAATTACTTGGTTGGCAAAACAATCTGTTCCTAATATTGGAGGTGCTTATGGAAAAACTGCAGGATATTTCTTTTTTGAAACCAGAACAGGATTTAAGTATAAGTCTATAGATACCTTATTTGATAGCAAATTATATAAAAGATTAATTTATAATAATACAGCGTCTATAGAAATTCCTGTTGGATATGATGGAAAAATTTTAGAATATGATGATACTGATAATGGAGATTTAAAGGAGCAACTTAAGATAGGTGCATATAGTTCAACTACAGATCTTTTTAATCCATTTGAAAGTTCTTATATTTGTAATAATTTAAGTTGGTTTGATCAAGCTGGTGTAGTTAAGTCTTTAGGTGTAGATTATGGAAGTGACATTAATCAAATGTTTACCAATGTTCCATATACTAGAATTTTTCAGACTAACATGAATATTGGAAGTATGTTTCCTATTGGTCAATCAAAAGAACCTGTAATAGAAAAAGAAAAAATAACAGCGCAATCAAATTCAAGATACAATCAAGTTTTTAAAGTCACATTAAAAATTAAAATCGCTGGAGATTTTTCATTACAGGCTGGAGACTTAATTTATTGCGATTTTCAAGAAATATCTTCAAAGAAAACACCAATACCAAATACTAGATTAAGTGGATTATATATGATTTCAGCTTTATGTCATCATATAAATAGAGATCCTAAAGAAACTATTACTTCTTTAGAACTTGTAAGAGATTCTTACGGAAGAAAACCTAAATAATTAACAATATTTTTGTTCGTATATGGACAGGACACTTCAACAACATATTAATGATGATTATAATGAATTAGATAGTCCTACTATCAGTGGTCAGCGTCGTCGTCACTTGGAAGGTGAATTGCATGATCTTGAAAGATATCAGGAAAATCATCCAAATGATAATCATGATCCAACTGCTTTGGAACTTTACTGTGATTCACATCCAGATGCCCTAGAGTGTAGAATGTATGATGATTAATTATGTCTGATCAATTAACTGGTGGATTGTTTGAATCCGGTACTTTTATGAGTCCTCCCTGGTGGTTAGGGAGAGTAGAATCTAAAGAGACTTGGCAAGATAATATAGAAGCACAAACATTTACTAATATTGCCGGAATTGAAGGGTGGGGGTATCGCTATAAAGTAAGAGTTTTTAATTGGCATACTGGAGATTTAGCTACACTTCCTCCAGATCAAATGGCTTTTTGTCAAGTCATTATGCCCGTTACTGCAGGATCTGGTCATGGTGGTGCATCAGTAACTCCATCTATAGAATCTGGATCCGTAGTATTTGGATTCTTCATGGATGGAATGGCGGGTCAAGAAGGATATATTGTAGGAGTTCTTGGCAATTCAAATAATAATGTACCAAAGGTAAGAGGAGCAGCTGCACCAAACCAAACTGCAGTAGCACCTTCTTTATCTGGACCTATACTTTCAAATCCTCCTGCTCCATCTATTGGCCCAGGCAGTCTGGCTAATTTACCATTGCCACCAAATGTAGATCAATTAAGTTCAGATCAATTAAAAAAACTTCTCAATCCAGCAAGAACTCCAAGTAGAGAAGAATTTTCTGCAGCTTCAAAGGCAAGATCTGAAGCAAAATTAAAAGGTCTTCCCTTACCAGAAATTGAAAGACAAGTATTAATTGCTACAGTAAAAGCATCAAGACTTCCTGGAGCATCTTCACCAGTTCCATTTCTCTGCAATCAAGGTTATCAACAATTTAATGACACTTTTAGTGACTCAAATAAAGCGCCAGCATATGTTCCAGATAACTTAAATGTTTATAATATTCCTCTTCAAATTACAGAAGGACTTCATTTAAAGACATTAGCATGGGATATTCAGGATCAAGATAAAAGAGTACAAAGACCTCTAAGAAATGCATGTAAGAAAGTTGATTCTGATGTTCAAGGAATTGCAAAAGTTCTTAATAATTTAATTAAAGATTCTAATAATATAGCAAAAATAGCAGGAGAAGTATCTGTAGCGGCAAGTTCAATTCAATCTCAAACTTCAAGTTTAATTCAAACAGCTGCTCAATTTGCATCTTCATACATGATTAATATATTAACTCGTGTATTAGAAGAATTGCAAATTTTAATAACAGAAGAATTGCAAAAGAGGGTAATACCAAATCTTTTTCCTAGCGAAATTCCAACTTATAATAATATAGTTTCTGAGGCGCTTGAAATTCTTTCTTGCTTGTTTAGAAATATAATGCAAGCTCTCGTACCAACATTTGTAAAACTTCTTACTGACTTGTTAGCAAATTTAGTTAGTGGTCCAATTTGTGCGGTTCAGCAACTTATCTCTGACTTTTTAAACCCTATTCTCGGACAAATAAGTTCTGCACTATCATCAGTTTTGGGTACTATTGGAAATATTGCAGGTTTAGTTGCAAGTGCATTTTCTTTATTAAGTGGAATTTTGAATTTTTTCAAATGTGATGAGCAGCAACAATGTCCAGGTTACGATCAGATAGATTTAGCAGGACCAGCTAAACCAGCAATAGCAATAGGAAATTTTTCTTCAGGAATTCTTAATAGTCTTAATCAAGCAAATAGAGGAGGAACAACAGGAAGTGGTTCTAGAATTAATTGTAATGTTGAACCTGTTTTTTGTGGTCCTCCTAAAGTTAATTTCTTTGGGGGAAATGGTTCTGGAGGACAAGCAAATCCAATAGTTAGTAATAGTTCATCAATTATTGGTTTTGATATTGTAAATCCAGGATCGTATACATCTGCGCCAATCGTTACTCTTGAGGATCCTTGTGGAAATGGATCTGGTGGAGCATTTGAAGCTATAATGGAACCTGATGAAAATAATCCTGGAAAACTCAAAATAAAAAATATTTTGGTAAAATCTCCTGGTACGGGTTATTTACAAAAACCCAATGGTAGTATGGGAGGAGATGGATTTGTTTGGAAGGAACCAGATGAGGGTTATATTAGGAGTTGCAATGGGGAATTTAAAGTTGTCAGAATCAATAAACCAGTAGAACTAAATCCTGGAGAAACTTATTATCCCCCAAATGGTAAACCAGAAACTCTTTCCGTAAAATACACAAAATATAAAGTAAATATACCTCAAAATGTATCATCAAAAAATTGTCCTGCTAAAATAACTATAACTAACACACAAGGAAGATCTAGAAAATATTATGGATTTATTAATAACGATACTTTATCTTTAAATACTATTCCAAATAATATTGTAAAAGGTGGATCTTCAGTTGAGGGTTTAAACATTGCTGAAGGTACAATTATAGTTCTTGATATAAATCAAACAGGAATTGGAACCACTGCTGCCGCTGGTATTGGAACCACTACTACTGCTGGTATCGGAACTACTACTCCAGGTGGCCCTGGTATTGGAACTACTACTGGTTCTGGTACTACTATTCCAAATGAAAATCTATCTGATCCAGAATCTGAGGATACCCGAATTATAGAACTTCCGCTTCTCCCAGTAAATCCAATAAATATACCTGTTGTTGATGATTTTGCTATAGTAAACCAAAATGCACAAAATGATCAAACTATTCAAGATCAAGAAAGATTATGTTACAAAGCAGTGTTATGCGTAGAAGAAATACAAGTTATTCAAACAGGATTTGCATATAGACCTGAAGATGAGATTGTTATTACTCCTAGTAATGGTATGGTAGTAAAACCAATAATTAATGAATTTGGTCAAATTACAGAAGTTAAAGTCTTAAGTGGTGGTTGCGGTTTTGACGACATTCCGGAAATTAAAACAAATTCTCCTACTGGATTCAATGCTTTACTTGTACCAATAATCACAGTTAAGAGAATATGTGAAAATGGAGAATTTGATGTTCCAAAGGATTCAAAGGTTATTAATGTAGTTGATTGTACTGGTTGTATAAAATGTAGGAGGTAATTATAAAAAATGACATCAAAAAATTATGAAACTAAAGATATAAGAACTAAAGATGGTGCCTTAAGATTTGGTCACATTCATTTAGATCAAGTTAAATCATCAATTCTTCTTCAAGGGCAAGGTGGTCTTGAATATATTACTATAGATCAAACTGATCCAAGGCCTGGATGGATTACAAATAGATGTAGGGGAAGATATCAAATTAAATGTGGTGATAATGTTCAAAAAGGTCAACCTGCATTTTGGTTAGATTCTGCAAGTGGTGATATAGTAATTACCACTCGTGGTAGAATCCGAATGGAGGCAGAAAATATTGATATAATTGCATATGGCCCTGATAATAATAATGGTAACATAAATTTAGTTGCTTCCCAAGAACTAAATATGGAGGCTAAACAAATAGAACTTAATGGAAAACAATCCACAAGTTTGTATACAAATGGTTCAATGCAAATGACTGCTACAAATATAATGAGAATGTATGCTGGAGAGATGCAAAATGTAACTTCTATGAGTGCAATTAAACCTCCAATTGATTTTGATATTGGAAATGGGCAGTTTTGGCAAAGAGCATTATTAGGTTTCTTTAATTTAATCGCATAGAGAGAATATTTATGGCAAGTTTTGATAACATTTATGTAAAAGGTCAATTTTTTAATGTAAAAGATCCTGTAGGTCCTGAAATTTTGGGAAGAGGCCCATTAAGAATACGAGGTTCTTCATATACACAAGGTCCAGCACTTATTGGAAATCATGTAACTTTTCCAAATGTTTGGGCAACATGTATGATTGCTCCTCTAACAAATAGCGAGTCTCCTCTTCCATTTATTCCTGGAATTCTTCAAACATGTATTCCTATAAATAATTCTCCATATTCTCTTGCGGTAATAGGAGATGCAGCTATTTTTGATAACTTAGATGTTAATCTAAGTGTCAATGCTGGTCTTTCCGTAAGAGCAGGGGTGTTAGTTGCATCTCAAGGAGATGTTTGGGCTTTTTGTGGTGCTCACAGATTATCCGCAAAGAAGAACTTTGATATTCCTCACCCAACAAAAGAAGGATGGAGATTGAGGCATACCTGTCCAGAATCTCCATCCAATGATGTATATGTTCGCGGAAGAGTTACAAATAAAACTGTCATTCAACTTCCAGAATATTGGAAAACATTTGTAGATACTCAATCAATTACAGTGTCGTTAACTCCTGTTGGTGCTCATCAGGATGTAATTGTAAAAAGAATTGATAAAACTCAAATTCACCTTCAAGCAAAAGGTGGAATGCCCATTGATTGTTTTTATCATGTTTATGGAACAAGAACTGATGGTGAAGATCTGATTCCAGAATATCAAGGCTTGACACCAGACGACTATCCAGGCGATAATAGTGAGTATAACATAAACACATAATATGAGAATTCATGAGGTCTTTCCAATATTAGTTGCTCAAGATACAGTAAAAGTACATCAAGAATTTAAAGATCAATACTTTGACGAATTAAAAACTTTATGGTTTAATGGTTATGAGAATGAAACTCCAGAAAATTCTGGAAGATGTTCTTTACATTTAAATTCTAATTATCACATTCTTTTCAAATCTTTAAAAGAAAGTATATGTAATTACTTGGATTTATTAGAAATAGACCATAATAAATTAAATATTAACTTTATAAAATCGTGGGTTGGATATCATAATAAAGATATTCCCCAATTACAACCTCACATACATAATGGATCAGATATTTCTTTTTGCTATTATTTGTCTTCTGATGATACTTCAGATAAGTTTTGCGTTCATAGTTCAAATAATCTAAATGAAGTATCAGGAAATATTTTTGAACCAAGTAATAAATATAATTTGATTAAAAAGTTTAATAAGTATAATTGCGGGAATTATACAATAACACCTCATGAAGGAACAGTTGTTATATTCCCAAGTAATCTATCACACTCTACTTTGAAAAAAGAAAATTTAAGTGATAGATATGTAATTGCTGGTGATGTTAAATTATGTTTAAAACCAGAATATAATCTACATCATCAATCTATGCCTCATCCAAGTCTTTGGTTATCATTATAGGAGATTAAAAATGGCCGTTGGTGCAGCTACAACTGAAATTATTGGTCCTGAGTTTACTCCCCAGGAACCACCTGAAATGCCAGAAAGCAATGATCCATTCGTTTTTAATGAGGATGGAACTGTTGATTTAGATTTAAGTGGTAAACTAGATGTAAAAAAAAGAGCAAAGTTTGATGATGATGTTACAATTGATGGTATATTAACTGTTCAAGGGGTGGATATCTTACAAGCAATTGAAGATTTAAATGCTGCTATTGGGGCACTACAAACCGAAATCGGAGCAATTCAAACAAGTTTACAGTCTTGACACCTTAGACAAAATTTGCTAAGATACAATGAATCCATACAAAATAACATACAACGATTTGAAACTAGAACGAGTAAAAACAACACCAGAAAATGTAAGAGAAGCGAATGAAGGTTTGTTTCATTCAAAGATGAATTTACCTCAAGCTGCCGAACATTGCGGAATGTCACATAAGGAAATGAGGTTGACATTCTTTGAATATCTGAAGTATAATCCTCCTACATACGAATCTTGAAGACTCACTTGACAATCTGAGATTTAGGTCTTATGATTGTCTCATGCCCCTGTGGTGAAACGGTAAACACAGTTGACTCAAAATCAACCGCCTACGAGGCTTGTCAGTTCAAATCTGACTAGGGGCACTTGACAATCTGGGGTTTATACCTTATGATTGTCTCACTTCGGAAATGTAGCTCAACTGGTTAGAGCACACGCCTTATAAGCGTGAGGTTCTGGGTTCAATCCCCAGCATTTCCACTAGATCCTTAAGGATCTTATTGGGCGAGTGATGGAATTGGTTAGACATCTCAGACTTAAAATCTGACGGGCATTGTGCCCATGCGAGTTCAAGTCTCGCCTCGCCTACTTTTAAGGTAAAATTCTAGAGGTAAAAATAAAAAATAAATATAAGATACTGATGAATTCTAATGAAGTATCTAATCACCTTTTCTTATAATTGGTATAATACTCAAGATGGAAAATATATTATAAAGACATACTACATTAATAACATTCCTTTTACATTTGATGATATTCCTGAAATTGCTCAGAATGATCCTGAAATAATTGAAAAAGCAAATCAACAACTTACAATGACTCCTGAAATCTTTTATCAAAAATCTTTCTATCTTATAGACGAAGAAGTGCATCCATGTTTATTTCCTGTTGAACTTGAGAATCCAGAAGTGCTTGACGAAATTCTCTAAATACCTTATAATGATTTTATTCGCCCCTTTAGCTCAGTGGTAGAGCACTCGCCTTGTAAGCGAGCGGTCGTCAGTTCAAATCTGACAAGTGGCTTAAGTTCATAAAAAGATTATGAAAATCAATCTCTGGTGGTGCGAGTCTATGAAGCAGTGGAGATGGACATTGACTGATGATCATAGACCAATTATACGACAGGAATCTGGACAAAGACCTGAACTGAGGGATGCTATGAATGATATTGCAAATACTGTAGAGTATCTTATTCAGAACAAAATATAAATTGAAGGGGAAGTTTCTTATGAATAAATAAATGATAAGGAACTTATAGTGTAATAAAGATGGGTCTTTCCAGATTAGAAGCATTTTTGAAGTCTGTTCGTGGCAACCTACTTCATGTTGATCCAAATGCTTTAGATTCTACAGATAGCATTGAGAATGACGGAAGCAGTCAAATGGTTCCGTTTAAAACTTTAAACAGGGCACTAGCAGAAGCAGCGAGATTCTCATATCAGGCAGGTTTAGATAATGATAGATTTGGTAGAACAACAATATTAATATATCCAGGACAACATCTTGTTGATAATCGCCCTGGAGCATTCATAGATGATACTGGAAGTATAAAACTCAGAAGTGGAGCAAATACTACAATAACACCATGGTCTTTAGATACTGTTTATGATATAACATCTGCAACTAATGATCTTTATAAATTAAATTCTGTTCATGGTGGTTTGATTCTTCCTCGTGGTGTAAGTATTGTAGCAAAGGATCTTAGAAAAACTGTAATCAGACCCTTATATGTTCCAGATCCAACTAATAATGCTATAGAAAGATCTGCTATTTTTAGACTTACTGGAGCATCATTTTTATATGGATTTTCAGTTCTTGATGCAGATCCAAATGGACTTGCATATAAAGATTATACAACATTAAAGCATACACCAACATTTTCACATCACAAGTTAACTTGTTTTGAATATGCTGATGGGGTTAATGATGTTGCTATCACTGATATTTTTAATCAGTCCATATCAACATCAAGAACTGATCTTGAAATGTACTATGAAAAAATATCTCTAGTATATGGAGATTCTTCTGGTAGACCAATTGATGATGTAATATATTCAACTGGCGCTGCAGTAGATATTCAACCAGTTGTAGATGAATTTAGAATTGTAGGATCAAGAGGAAAAGATTTCCAAATCTCCGAGATAAGAGCAGGAAATGGATTCACTCCAACCAATATAATCACAGTAACAACTACAGAACCTCTTGAAGGAATCAGTGTTGATACTTCAATCCAGGTTTCTGGAATTAATGAGTCTGGATATTCTGGACAATTTACTGTTTTTAGAGTATTAGGAACAAATCAATTCCAGTATAAGTCAAGTATTGTACCTCAAGTTGCTTCCCCTGAAATATTTGGAGCAAACATTAGTATTGTAACCGATACAGTATCTTCTGCTTCTCCATATGTCTTCAATGTATCATTGAGATCCGTTTATGGAATGTGCGGACTTCATGCTGATGGAAGTAAGGCAGATGGATTTAAGAGTATGGTTGTTGCCCAATTCACTGGAATTGGTATTCAAAAGGATGATAATGCTTTTGTTTTATATGATAAAAATACTGGGGTATATAGAGATTCTGTTGCAGTTCCAAATCTCTACAAAAACTCAAGAGCAAGATTTAAACCTGAATATGAAAACTATCACATCAAGGTATCTGAAGGTGGTTTCTGTCAACTTGTAAGTATCTTTGCTATTGGATTTGCTAACCAATTCCTTGCGGAAAGTGGTGGAGACTATTCAATCACAAACTCTAACTCAAACTTTGGATCTAAAGCACTCGTATCTGATGGATTTAGTAGAGATGCTTTTCCTAGAGATGATGTAGGATTTATCACTAAAATAATTCCTCCTAGAGATATAGAGTCCCAAAAAATAACTGTTGAGTTTAATTCTATTGATGTTGGATTAACTACAACTAGTGCGGCTGGAGCTGCTACAACTACAAGATTATACTTATACGATGAGAAGGACTTTAACAATCCTCCAAGAACATTATTAGATGGATATAGAGTAGGCGCTGCCAAAAATGAAACTCTTTATTTGGAAAATTCAACAGCATCTGTTGTAATTCCAGATACAACTACTTCTTATGAAAAATCATTTAATGTTGCAAGAATCAACAATAATACTGAAAATAGTATCTCTTCAGGAATAATAAACTTTACTCAAACTGACACTTTCCAAACCGGGGAAAAAGTAAGAGTAGTTTCTGATAATGGGTATCTTCCTGATGGAATTGAGGATAAAATTTATTATGCTATTGATGTAACTACTGGAGGAAATAATCAAATTAGGTTAGCAGAAACATTTGATTCTGCTTTGAATAATGTATTTGTAAATCTCAATACAAAAGGTGGAAACCTAAGAGTTGTTAGTAGAGTTTCTGATAAAAATGTTGGAGAAATAGGTCATCCTGTTCAGTGGGATTCTATTAAGTCTAATTGGTATATAACAGTTGCACCAAATAGTACTTTATATACTCATCTCTTATCTAAAACTGGAGTAGAAACTACCAACAAAACTTATATTGAAAGAATTCCAGATAGAAGAAATATAGAAGATACCATTTATAAATTTGAATATGTTATTCCAAAAGATTCCTCTGTTGTAGCAAGACCTCCTGTTGATGGATATGTTTTACAAAAAAGTAATAAGAATCTACTTGGAGAAAATGAAATTGATATTTACTTTGGAGATGAATCTTTACAGAATGTAAACGATTTAAGAAGTCCAAAATATATTTCAAATGCAACTTGGAATGCGGGTGAAGCGATAATAACTAGTGAATTAGATCATGAACTGCTTGTTGGATCAAAAGTAAAAATAGAAAATGTAGTTCCCGATGGATATAATGGAACTTACACTGTAAAGAGAATTACTAATTCTAAGCAATTTGTAGTTGATATTATAATTAATCCTGGTTTATTTTCTAACAATACTACAACAAGAGATTTAAATCTTCCATATTTCCAACCAAAAGAAACTGTAAATACTTACAAACTCTATACAATTGAAACTATTCAAGAATATATTCCAGAAAAGCAAGACGGAATTTATGAATTGATCATTTTAAATAATTCAGTCTCTCCTATTGCATCACCTTTCAATAATATTAAATTATCTCAACCAATTAAAAATCTTTATCCTCAAACTGATAGAGATAATCCATCATCAGATCCAAAAGAAGCAGTTTCATTTGCTAAGTTGGATATTATTGGTGAAGTAACTCTTGATAGTTCAGAAAATAGCATTACAAAAGAAACTTTAACCAAATTCATTAGCGACTTTAATGTTGGATTTGGAGTAACTGCAATAGTTTCAGATTCAGTAGGAACTTCTCATACAATTTACACAACTATAGATCATGGTCTTTCACAGATTAATTCCTTTAGCATAGTAAGTGCTGGATCAAGTTATGTTCCTGGAACTTATTATGGTGTGGATTTACAGGGATCTGCTACTGGAATTGGTGCTAAAGTAGCAATTGATGTAAATTCAACTGGAAATATTTCTTCCGTTCAAATTATGGATGGTGGAAGTTGCTATGCAGTTGGTAATACATTATCAATTCTTCCTAGATCTGGTATTGGAACAACTACAGGATTTGTACCAGCAACGATATCTGTAACTTCTATTAGTAATAATATTAATGAAGTAGTAAGTCTTTCTGGATACACTGGAATTAATACTGGATATAATAATCTTTATAGAATTACATCTATTCCTGCAAATAATAGAATAGTAGTTTCATCTGCTGGAATAGTTACTAATTTTAGTACATCTTTAGTATCAAGTGATTCTACAGCAGTTGTAACTGGAATAGCACTTACAGTTTCTAATTTTACTTATGATAGAATAGTTGGAATTGCAACTGTTACGACTTTATCTTCTCATGATTTAAATCTAAATCAAAAAATTAGACTTGATGGATTTACACAATCTTTTTATAATAAAGATGTATCAGTCAGTAAAATTCTCTCATCAACATCATTTGAAATTGTAGGAATTGGAACTTCAACTACAACTCCAGCAACAACTGGAACTAGAATTGTACATCCATATGGTTATAATACTTCTCAAAGAGGTAATGATAGAGGTAGATATATCTATGATAAACTTATTTTAACAAACAATAGTTTAGTATCATCTAGTTCTGATATAATTTCAATTACAAATGCTCAAAATACTGGACTAAAAATAGGGGATTACCTCAAGATTAATCAAGAAGTATTAAGAGTAAAATCTCCAGTTGTCAATAGTAATGTTTCTGTTTATAGAGCACAATTTGGAACTGTTAGATCAAGTCACTCATCTGGATCTGTAATTCAAAGAATTAAACCTATTCCAATTGAATTTAGAAGAAATACAATTATTCGTGCTTCTGGGCACACCTTTGAATATGTCGGATTTGGCCCTGGTAATTATTCAACTGCATTCCCCGAAAGACAAGATAGAAAATTATCTGATACTGAAAAAATATTATCACAATCTTTAAAATATAATGGTGGTGTTGTTTACTATTCTGGAACAGATGATTCTGGAGATTTTTATGCTGGAAATAAGAAAACTACTTCTGCAACTGGAAAAGAAGAAGTTTTTGATACTCCAATTCAAACTTTTGCCGGGGATGAAAGTTCTACAAATGAAATTGTAAAAACAAATGATGTTGTAATTGATAGATCTATTAGAGTTGGTGGTGGAAAAAATAACAATGTGGTATCAGAATTTAATGGCCCAATTGTTCTGAATGAAAAATTAACTTCTTATTCTCCTGAAGGAATTGAAGTACCTTCTATATTCTTACAGGGTGATCAAGAAATTTCTAGAAGATATTCTATTTCTAATGAAGAACCATCTATTTCAGGAAATTATGGTGATATAATTTATCGTGCTTCTCCAAATGAAGGCGAAAATATTGGTTGGGTTTATACGACAAATGATCGTTGGAAAACTTGGGGATATGTTGGAGATTTAGGAACTCAAATATCAATTTATTCAGGTGTAGAAAATGGATCAAACATTCTTGAAGGAGTTGTAGACAAACTAAAATTTGTTGGAGATCCTAACGGATTTGGTATTGATGTTGATATTGAAATAGATCCAACAGTTGGATTTGGAACTATTGTTCTCCGAAATCCAATTGATATTATTAATTTTGGAACCAGCACTTTAGGAACAAATGCTCCAACATTTACTACTAGAAGTAACGGAACCAGAATAGTATATTATGATTCTTTAGATACTAATAATGTTGATTATGCTGTTGGTATTGGTAGTAATATTCTATGGAATTCTATTCCAAAAAATGAAAGTGGATTCTCCTTTAAATGGTATGGAGGACAAGTTGAATTAATGTCCTTGAGCGGATCTGGACAACTTACAGTTTCTAATGGAATTATAGGTGTACTAAATGGTGATGTTAATGGAAATGCAACTACTGCAACTACTGCAATTAATCTTACTAGATCAGTAATCGCTGGTGTTGGATTAACTGGTGGAGGAATTTTAAATAATCAAAATGTAACTTTAAGTGTTGGTCAAGGTAGTGGTATTACTGTGAGTGGTACTACTGTTGGTATTAATACTGATGTAGTTGTCACAAGATCTGATAATCAAAGTATTAGTGGAATTAAAACTTTTACTAATACAATTCAAGGTACAATAACTAATGCAATAAATGCATCTACATCAACTACTTCCACTAATCTTAATAGATCAGTAATTGCTGGTAATGGATTAACTGGTGGGGGAATTTTAAATGGTCAAGATGTAACTTTGAATATTGGTCAGGGTAGTGGTATTACTGTTAATGCTGATTCTATTCAAGTAGATTCAACTGTTGTAAGAGATTCTGGACCCCAAACTATTGGTGGAGTTAAAACTTTCACTAGCACAATTTCTGGTAGTATTACTGGTAATGCTGGTTCTGTTACTAATGGAGTTTATACAGTAGGAGATCAGAGTATCAATGGAATTCTAACTGTCAATGATTTATTTGTAGGGACAGATGTTGGTGATCCAGCTGCAAATGCAGGTAATACCAACGCATCAAGATTAGGAGATGGGGTATTTTCTATTAACCGAATTGATGAGGTTCCAGTTCGTATTGGTAGAAGTAATAATGGAGCTTTAATTTGGTGGTTTAGAAATGGGAATAATGAGGGTACTATTAGTAATGCAGGAGGAACTATATCTTATGGAACTTTCTTAGGTACTCACTGGGGTCGTTTTGAAGATGGAAGTAAACCTGATGTTTTGCCGGGAACTATTTTAGAAACGGTAAATAAGTTGATTGAATGGAAAGTTGCAGTATTTAATGTAAATGGAGAAGAAAAAATCTCGGCATATGAGGGGTCATTAAAAGCAGGAGATACTATACAAATTGGATATGAAGGAAATATTTATGATGCAATTATTAAAAATGAAGAAGAAATTCCTTATGATTTAAATAAACATGTTTGTGTAAAAATTAGTGACACTCCAGCATCTAAGAAGGTCTTTGGTGTATTTCTGGGATGGGATGATAATGACATTCCTGAAAAAATGGTTAATACTTGGAATGATATGAATTGTGCTGCTATTGGTAACTATTTTATTCGTATTGCATCTGGACAAACTTTAGAAATTGGCGATCTTATTGAATCTGATGGTAATGGTTGTGGAAGAGTTCAAGATGATGATATTATTAGATCAAAAACAGTTGGTAAAGTTACTAGCACTATTCCGCAAAGAGTATATGATGATGGATCATTCTTAGTCACTGCAGTTTTATATTGTGGTTAATCATATAAAAATAAAAATCATCTAAATAATAAAAAAGGGGATAGTGAACCTTAAGTAAAATGGGTATAAACAAGAATTTTGTCGTAAAAAATGGTCTTGAAGTTGACGAAAATCTAATTTATGCCGATGGGGTTGCGGATAGAGTTGGTATAGGAACCACTAATCCCCAAAGTACTTTAGATGTTGCGGGTGATGGTATATTTGAAGGTGATTTAGATGTTGAAGGATTAGTAAATTTCTCTAACACTCAACAATCAACTTCAACAACTACTGGATCTTTAGTAGTTGGTGGTGGTATAGGACTAGATGGAAATTTAAATGCATCTGGATCTGCTAGTATTGGAAATGATCTTACTGTAGCAAATGATGCTACAGTTGCAAGTAATATTTCCGTAGGAAATAGTGTTACTGTTGGAAGTGATATTTTTGTACAAAATAATGCTGTAGTTGAAGGATCTCTTGAAGTTTCTACTACAGGTTTATTTGGCGGAAGTGTATCTGCTCTTGAATATTTTGGAGATGGTATAAATTTAGCAGGAATTGTAACTCAGATTGTTCCTGGAATAGGTGTTCAAATTGATGCATCACAAGATCCTGGAAAGGGAATAGTTACTGTAGATGCATATAAACCTACTGGAAAAACTATATTTGTTACTCAAAATGGTGATGATACTAATACAGGATTGTCTGAAAATCATTCAAAAAGAACGATTAAAGCCGCAGCTCAAATAGCAAACTTTGGTGATACTATTAAAGTATATCCTGGTGTCTATGTAGAAGAAAACCCCATAGTTTTGAAAAAGACAGTTTCTGTTGAAGGAACAGAATTAAGAAATTGTGTAGTAACTCCAAGATTTCCAGATCTAGATTTATTCTATGTAAATAATGGATGTCATATTACTGACATGAGTTTCATTGGGCCTGAAATGACCAATGGATCTGCTATCGTTTCATTTGAACCTCTTGAAGGTGTTCAAGTAGATAGATTTTTTGATGGTGCAAGAATGATTCGTTTGAATCTTGATTATATTGCAAAAGAATCAGTTGGATTTTTAACAAGTGGATTTAGTGGATTTGCAGGAAATCATAGAGAACAAGATGCTGCAAGACTTATAGACTTAAATCTAGATTATATTGCATCAGAAACTATTGGATTTCTCACTTCTACAGATTATAAGTCTCCAGCATTTGTAGTACCTACTGTTCCTGGAGATTGTGAGGATGATATTAAAGATATTCTTCGTTCAATTTCTTATGATTTAAAGGCAGGAAGTAATAAGAAATCTGTTGGTGCTGGATTATCTTACTATGATAATGCCGGAGCACTTCAGCATATTACAGGGACTGATGTAAATGGTTATAGTGTTCGTCAGGCAACTATAGATGCTATTGAACATGCAGTTGGTATTGTAACCTTCGTAATTAATAATGAGTCTTATCCAGATCAATATACTTCTTTAACTCAAGATATTAGTAGTTATTCTCCAATTCTAGTTCCTGGTGGTTGTGGAGATACAATTGTAAGAATTGAAACTCTTGCAGGAATTGTTACTAGTATTGTTGGATTAGGAACTGAACAGGCACCTTCAATTGAATTTGGTGTTACTCTTGAAAGTCAAGACTGTGCAGATGATGTAAAAGATATTTGGAGAGCAATCTGTTTTGACATTACAAGAGGAGGTAATTTTCGTTGTGTGAGAGCAGGAGAAATTTACTATGATGAGGATTGGAATTTAATACCTCAAATTTTAAAGAATCCTGGAGAAGTTGAGCAAACTATTGCAACTTTAGACTATTCCTTCAATGTTGCTCGTTCAGTAGTTAATAACTGCACTTGGGGAGGTTATCCTGTAGGAGTTGCTACTGATGTAATATTTGCTGATTATGATAATGTTACTGGAGTTGCAACAATTACAGCAGAAAATCATAATCTTAATCAAAATGATGCAGTAAAAATTGTTGGATTAGGTTTTACTTGCCCTTCCGATGGAGGAGTTCTTACTTTAACTTATCCAACTGGTGCTTATGGATATGTATTTAATGTTTTAGATGTAATAGACTCTGACAGTTTTGAAGTTGTTGTAGGTCAATCAACATTACCTCACACTTATGTTTCTGGAGGAACTGTACAAAAGTACACAAGTTTCCAAAATGAATTCTATCAAGTAAAAGATTTGGGAATGCAACCTGATTTTGAAACAGGATTTAACAATGCAATCAATGGATGTTCAAATGTAGTTTCTGCAATTCGTTCTTGTGTAGGAGTTGTTACCACGATTGTTGGACTTGGATCTGAATCTGGAATTACAACTTCTTATCCTGGAAACAGTGGAATCGGTTTTACTGGAAAGATTCAAATTACTGATGCTCCTTATGATGAACAAACTGGAGAAATAACTATTATACCAGCATCACCATTAAATGTTAAAAAAGGTGATATAATTGAAGTAAGAGATTTGCTTTATACTTATTTACTTGATACTCCGGTTATTAAATCCTATACTACTGATCAACTTGGTTATGATTATTATGTTGATAGAATGAACGAGGATAATTCTATCGTTATCAATATTGGAATATCAACAATTGCTCGCCAATATGTATCTGGAACAGGGTATGTAGTAAATCGTTCAGTTTCTGTTGATAATGCAATTTATGATCACACATCAGGAATTACTACAATTACTGCTCCAGGTGCATATGTAAGAGTTGGTGATGTAGTTACTTTGAGAGATCTGGAATTTAGTTGCACAAGTGGTGCTGGAACAACTACAATATATCCAACTGGAAATGAAGGTTATAAATTCAGAGTCACTGATGTTATAGGTGCAGGAACAACTTTTGTGGTAAAAGTTGGGCCTTCTACTATTCCTCATACTTATGTTGATGGAGGATATGTAAAACCACCTTATTCACCTGGAGTTGGACCAATTACTCAAGGCCCTTATGTAAGAAACTGCACTAACTTTGTTCCAGGTAGTATTGGAATGAAGGTTAATGGATTTGAAGCAGAACCTGGAGATCAAATTGATATTGGTGTTACTGGTTCTATGAGTGTTGACTCTTATACTCAGTATAATCAAGGTGGTATTGGAGTTTCTATTACAAATGGTGCTTACTCCCAGTTAGTTTCAATTTTTACCATCTGTAATGATATTGCAATCTTTACTGGTTCTGGTGGTCAGTGTGATATTACAAACTCCAACTCATCTTTCGGAAGACTTGGATTAGTTGCTGATGGTGTTGGTGATAATACTTCAAAATCAATTTACAGATATACTGGTGTAGTAGAACAAAATGCTGCTGTTGAACAAGATACTGTAATTATATCTGGAATAGGTTCTTATCGTCCTTATGATGGTCAGGCACTTTATTTTGGAGAATTATTCTATATTGTTCAAACAATTGAAGTAGATAATCCAGGAGGAGGATATTCTGATTTAAATCCACCATTGGTAACAATAGATGCACCTCCTCCTGATGCATTTGGAATTCGTGCAGAAGCATCTCCTAATGTTGTAAATGGAAAGGTAGTTTCTATTGATGTAATTGCTACTGGAAGTCAGTATAGAACTGCTCCTTCTATTACAATTGCTCCACCTCCACCAGGACCAAATGCAGTTCAAGCAACTGCTCAGGCTACAGTATATCCAACATATTATACAATTGAAAGTGCCACATTACCTTCTGCGGGAGTCTCTACAGTAGTTCTTCAACAAAATCTAAATAATACAGTAAGTGCAGGAACAACAGTTTACTTTAGTCGTTTAAGTTTACAAATCACATCTTCTCACTCATTTGAATGGGTTGGAACTGGAAATAATATCAACACCGCAAAACCTGCTTTAGGTGGTGTATTAATTCCAGAAAATGAGGTTGTAAAACTCAATGGTGGTGAAGTTGTTTATACCAGTACTGATCAGGCAGGTAACTTTAAAATTGGTGATGATATTGTTATTAACCAGATTACTGGAACTATTAGTGGTAGAGCATTTAGTCAAAGTTTGTTAAATACAGTAACACCATTAATCCTAGGAATAAGTAAGTAAAATGGCAAAAATTGCATTAAATAAATTTAGGACAATAAGAGTAGGAATAACTACCGAAATGGTAGGAATCTATACCTGTCCTATTGGAGTAGCATCTATTGTGATACTCTCGCAAGTTACAAATGTTTCTTCCGGTGCTTCACTAGGTTCTTATAAAGTAACTGCAGTTCATTCTAGATCAGTTGAAAGTCCTGCTGATTATAAATTTGCAAATGAAATTTCAATTCCTCCAAATGATGGAATAAATCTCATTCCTGATGGTAGATTAGCATTGGAAACAAATGATGTAATTAAAATAAAAGCAAATCAGAATAATACATTAGAACTAGTTTTGAGTGTTTTAGAAACAGCTAAGCAGTAAAAATGACAAAGTACATTTCAGGAAGAGTTAAAAGATTTGATCAATCAGGAATAACAACTGATAGATACGAATATCTTGGGTTAGAACAAGCAGAACCAGACTTAGGCGATCCTCTTGTTGGAGTTTCCTCTATAGGAAATAATCCATTTACCCCAGGACAACCTGTTCCTGTAGAACATTATGTTTTAATTGCAGCTGAAGGATATACTGGTGAAAGATTTTGGGTTCCTTCATTAGACATTACGACTCAGGGAATTCAAGGAACTCAAGGAACTCAAGGTCTTCAAGGATTCCAAGGTGTTCAAGGAACACAAGGATTACAAGGAACACAAGGATTACAAGGAACACAAGGTTTACAAGGTACACAAGGTTTAGCAAATCAAGGTGTTCAGGGATCTCAAGGAACTCAAGGTACACAAGGTTTAGCAAATCAAGGTGTTCAGGGAACACAAGGTCTTCAGGGAAATCAAGGTACTCAAGGATTATCAAATCAAGGTACTCAAGGTACTCAAGGTACTCAGGGAACACAAGGCACTCAGGGAACACAAGGTTTAAGTAATCAAGGTGTTCAAGGTACTCAAGGGCTTCAAGGTACTCAAGGGATTATTGGACAAGGAATTCAAGGATCAGCAGGACAAGCAACAGTAATTATAGGATATGTTGAAGATGCGAATGTTGATCCTCCAAACGACCCTCAAATATTATTAAATACAGAATTTCCTAGTGCAGAAATTGGAAATGCTGTTTTAGATGATGCTTTAAATGAACTTTGGGTTTATAGTGGTGGTGGAACTTGGATTAATGTCGGAAACATTAGTGGCCCCCAAGGAACTCAAGGTACACAAGGTTTAGCAAATCAAGGTGTTCAGGGATTACAAGGAACTCAGGGTACACAAGGATTACAAGGTACTCAAGGTCTGCAAGGATCCCAAGGGTCTCAAGGATTGCAAGGGAGACAAGGTACTCAAGGATTATCAAATCAAGGTGTTCAAGGTACTCAAGGTACTCAAGGATCACAAGGTACTCAAGGTACTCAAGGATTATCAAATCAAGGAACAACAGGATCTCAAGGGACAATAGGTTCTCAAGGTTTTCAAGGTGTTCAGGGATTATCAAATCAAGGTATTCAAGGAAATCAAGGTTTACAAGGAACTCAAGGATTACAAGGAACTCAAGGATTACAAGGTAATCAAGGTGTTCAAGGTAATCAAGGTTTACAAGGGAGTCGGGGAGATCAGGGAACACAAGGATTGCAAGGAGGACAAGGGACACAAGGAACTCAAGGTAGACAAGGTGTTCAAGGTTTAAGTAATCAAGGTGTTCAAGGTAATCAAGGTACATCAGGATCTCAAGGTTTACAAGGTACTCAAGGATTATTTGGTGGTGTAGGTGGACAAGGTACTCAAGGATCTCAAGGTACTCAGGGAACACAAGGTTTAAGTAATCAAGGTGCTCAAGGTACTCAGGGAACGCAAGGTTTAAGTAATCAAGGTGCTCAAGGTACTCAGGGAACGCAAGGTTTATTTGGTGCCGTTGGTGGGCAAGGTGCTCAAGGTATTCAAGGTAATCAGGGCAATCAAGGTCTTCAAGGCCTATTAGGAAATCAAGGTTCTCAAGGACTAAGTAATCAAGGTGTTCAAGGAACAATTGGTACTCAAGGAAATCAAGGTCTATTTGGCGCAGTTGGTGGTCAAGGAGATCAAGGTGTTCAAGGAACAATTGGTTCTCAAGGTAGACAAGGCACTCAAGGTTTATTTGGTGCTGTTGGTGGTCAAGGTGCTCAAGGATTGCAGGGTAATCAAGGTACTCAAGGAAATCAAGGTCTATTTGGTGCCGTTGGCGGTCAAGGTACTCAAGGTTCTCAAGGAACAATAGGTATTCAAGGTAGACAAGGCACTCAAGGTTTATTTGGTGCCGTTGGTGGTCAAGGTGCTCAAGGTGTTCAGGGAACAATTGGTTCTCAAGGAAATCAAGGTTTATTTGGTGCTGTTGGTGGTCAAGGTACTCAAGGTTCTCAAGGAACAATAGGTATTCAAGGTAGACAAGGCACTCAAGGTTTATTTGGTGCCGTTGGCGGTCAAGGTACTCAAGGTGTTCAAGGAACAATAGGTACTCAGGGAACACAAGGTTTATTTGGTGCTGTTGGTGCTGTTGGTGGTCAAGGTACTCAAGGTTCTCAAGGAACAATAGGTTCTCAAGGAATCCAAGGTCTATTTGGTGCAGTTGGTGGTCAAGGTACTCAAGGTTCTCAAGGAACAATAGGAATTCAAGGTAGACAAGGTACTCAAGGTTTGAGTAATCAAGGATCTCAAGGATTAGCTGGTCAAACACAAGGAACTCAAGGAAATCAAGGACTATCTGGATCTGTAGGATCTACAGGCCTTCAAGGTGCAGTAGGTTCTCAAGGTATTCAAGGTACTCAAGGAAGACAAGGAACCTCAGGAGCACAAGGAACCTCAGGAGCACAAGGAACAATCGGAACATCAGGTTCTAATGGTTCTCAAGGTTCTCAAGGCACTCAAGGTATTCAAGGAACTTTTGGTACTCAAGGAAATCAAGGTGTAGTCGGATCTTTTGGATTTCAAGGTTCTCAAGGTACTCAAGGTTCTCAAGGAATAATAGGTACTCAAGGAAATCAAGGTGTTCAAGGAATAGCAAATCAGGGTGTTCAAGGATCCAATAATGGAGGTCTTACAATTTCAGATGATACTACTACTGCTGCATCAAGGTATTTAATTTTTGATGATGCTACTTCTGGAGTTATAACTCAAGCAAATGTATCATCTTCAAAACTATTTTTCAATCCTTCAACTGGCACTCTATCCGCAACTATCTTTAATTCATTGTCAGATGAAACTCAGAAAACAAACATAAAAACCATTGAAAATTCCATTGACATTGTAAAACAATTAAGAGGAGTTAGATACAATTGGATAGATAATAATTTACCTTCAATTGGTGTTGTTGCTCAAGAATTGGAAAAGGTTATTCCAGAAGTTGTACAAGTGAATTCAAATGGATTAAGATCAGTTTCTTATGGAAACTTAGTAGGAGTTTTAATTGAAGCAATTAAAGAACAGCAAGTAAGAATTGAAAATTTAGAAAATAAGATCTAATACTAAATAATTAAAAATCCCGGTTCTTATGGCAGTTGCTGTAGTCAATTTAGTACTTGAAAAAGGAACTGACTTTGATGCAAAATTTAAAGTTCTTCAGTCGGATTCATCAAATTATGTTTTTTCTCAGTATTATTCTGGGAAAGCAAAGATAAGAAAATATCCATCTTCTCCAAAATTTCAAGAGTTTACAGTTGAGATTATTGGTGCCACTGGAGAAGTTGTAATTTCTATGGCAAAAACTACGACAGAACTATTAGAATCTGGAAGAAATTATTTTGATATTTTAGTTACTGGGCCAACTCAAAATCCAAATGGAATTGGAGTTACATTTTTAACTAGAAAGGTCGTTGAAGGATCAATTATTGTTTCTGACACCGCATCATTATGACCGATTTTAATGTAAGATTAAGTTCTCAAAATTCCTTTAAAGTAGTATCAACTATAGGAGGTCTTCAAGTGCCTGCAAAACTGCAAGATCTTATTGATGTTGGCATTACAGAAACTGATAAGAAGGATAAGTATGTTGTTATGTATGATTCCTCAACTGGATTATATAAATTAGTAAATCCAGATGAAGTTCTTTCTGCAGCTACAAGTGAACCGATTCAACCAGGATTGCCTGCTAATTTTACTAATCAACTAGATATTGATTTAGATAATAAAATTGATGTTGATGCTGGAGAATTTTAAGAAATAAATATTAGTAATGATGTTTTTTAATTTGCTCATATTAATAATTTGATGTGAATTTTTGTACTAGCTAGTCAAATTATCAATCAAAGGAAAATATGGCATCTCCAACACTTCAGTTTAAGAGAGGTCTGTTTGTAAATCTTCCTGGTCTTCGTGCTGGAGAGCCAGGTTTTACAACAGACAAGTACGACCTTTATGTAGGTCTTTCATCATCCACAGAAACAAACCAATTCTTCGGTTCTGCTCGTTATTGGACTCGTGAAAATGGAACTGATGCAGCACAATTTAAGCTTGTAGATAAGGATGGTACTAGCGGAGTTTCACTTCGCGCTCCAGCAACAGTATCCACTCCTGTAACTTATACTCTTCCTCAGGGTGGAGGTACTACAGGACACTTCCTCAAATTAGGTTCAGCTGGTGTTCTTGAGTGGGCATCAGTTACCAGTGGAGCATCTTTTGATAGTGTTACAATCAGTAACTCCACTTTTACAGGCATTTCAACCTTCAGTGGTCTTATTGAGGCCGATGGAGGTATTGATGTTACTGGAAATGCAGAATTTGATGATATCAATGTTTCTGGTGTAGGCACTATTGCTACTGCCGACATTAACGGTGGTAATATTGATGGCACTGTAATTGGTGCTTCTTCAGCTGCTGCAGGTACTTTCACAGAACTTGCTTACGATAATTCAACAACCTCTGGTATTTCTACCGTAGGCGAACTTTATATTGGAACAACTCAAGTTCTTTATGACAATGGCGGTTTAATTACTCTTGCAGGTATTCAAACCGTTGATGCTACTACAATAGCAACTCTTGAAGATCTTCTTTCATTAGATCCTAACGATTTTGATACCCTTAATGTAACAGGTATCGGCACCATTGGCGGTCTTCTTAATGCTGATGGTGGTTTAGATGTTACTGGACTTGCAGAATTAGATACTGTTAATGTTTCTGTTGCTGCAACTTTCGCAAGTGCTACTGTTAGTGATTTAACTTCTGGCAGAGTAGTTCTTGCTGGTACTGGTGGAGAACTTGAAGATAGTGCAAATCTAACTTTTGATGGCACTTCTCTTACAGTGGGAACTGGAGTAGGTATTACTCAATTTTCTGCATCAGTTTCTACAGGAACTTCAACTTCTTCAGTTCCAACTTCATCTGCAGTTATTGATTATGTTGCAACACAAATCAATGCTATAGATCAAGATGATGATCTAGGTATTGCTGGTGATAGTGGAACAGGAACAATTGATCTTGATACCCAAAGTCTTACTATTGCAGGTACTGCAAATGAAATAAGAACTTCAGTATCAGGACAAACAGTTACTGTTGGACTTGCAACTGATGTGACAGTTGCTGGAACATTAACAGTTGGTGGAAATGAGATTTATGCTTCTGATGGAGCTTCTGCAATAACTCTTACTGATACAACTGGAGATGTTACTCTTGCAAATGATCTTACTGTTATCAATGATTCATATGTAGATGGATCTTCATATGTTACTGGTACTTTATATGTTGACGCCATTGCTCACTATGATGGAATATCTCCTGGATCTAATGCAATAACTATTGATTCAAGTAGCAATGTAGGTGTTTCAACCAATCTTACTGTTTCCAATAATCTTACTGTTCAAGGTGATCTTTTTGTAAATGGTGCTACAACTACTGTAAATACAGAGACCCTTCTTGTCAAGGATTCTCTAATTGAAGTAGGTCTTGTAGATAACAGTGGTAATCTTGTTCCTCCATCAAGCGATGCTAACATTGATGCTGGTTTAATATTCCACTACTTTGATACTTCTGCTAAAAAAGCAGCAGTATATTGGGATGATAGTGTTGGAAGAATCAAGGTTGCTAGTGAAGTAACTGAAGCAAGTAGTATTCTTACTGCTGTTACTAATGGTTCTCTTGAAATTGGTGGACTTTATGTTGCTGGTTGTGGTGCAAATCCAGTAGAAGTCATTGGTTGTGTAAATAGTGAAGTTACTATTACTAATGCTATAATTGATGGTGGTACTTTTTAATAATTAATATTTAAGTCTTTATACGAGGAGGAGAAATCCTCCTCTTTTTTATGTCTCTAAATAGGATAGAAATTTTAATTGAAATGAACGAACAAGAAATTAAAAATCTTCTCTCAGTATACCAACAAAAGGTAAGTGATTTAACCGCACAAACAATTGCACTTGAAGCAAGATTAATGAATTCAAATCAACTAATTGAAGCATTAAATAGAAAAATTAATGATTTAAATGAAGAAATTGAAAAAATGAAGAAGTCTAAAAAGGTATCAAAGATAGAAGAAGATTTTTCATAAATAATAAAAACTCTTACATAAGAGTTTTTTGAAGGTAAATACCAATAAGATAATATGGCGGCACCTATTATCCGCATAAAGCGGTCATCAGTTCCTGGAAAAAAACCCACGGTAGATCAGTTGCCTTTGGGGGAGTTAGCTTTAAATACAAATGATGGCGAGCTTTTTATTGCAAGAGAAAGAGCGGGAATAGGAACTGATATTGTTTCCATTGGTGCAGGTATAACTGTTACTAATATTCTCTATGTAACTCAAGATGGAACTGACACAAACACAGGAAAAAAACTCGGAGACGCAAAAAGAACAATCGGAGCAGCACTTACAGAAGCAAGAACAGGAACAATTATTAAAGTTAGTGCTGGATCTTATGTAGAAAATAACCCTCTTGTTATTCCCGAACAGGTATCTATTGTTGGAGAAAGTTTAAGAGAAGTATCAGTTTCTCCACAAAATGCAAATGAAGATTTATTTTATGTTTCAAATGGAAATTATGTGGCAGAAATGTCTTATACTGGAACTTTAAATCCAGGTAAGGCAATTTTTGCTTTTAATCCAAATCAAATTGGATATTTTAATCAATCACCTTATATACAGAACTGCACTAACTTTATTCCAAATTCAATTGGATTAAAAATTGATGGTTCTAAAGCAATAGGGCCTCTTAAATCTATGGTTCTTGATTCATATACTCAATATAATCAAGGTGGGATTGGTTGTTCAATTACCAATGAAGGTTATGCTCAATTGGTATCCATGTTTACAATTTGTAATGATATTGCAGTTTTTTGTGGAACTGGAGCTGCTTGTGATCTAACTAATTCTAACTCTTCTTTTGGCAATTTTGCTTTAGTTTCTGACGGAGTAGGCCCTTTAAAATATACAGGTTCTGTTGCACAAGCAGAAGATGCAAATGCATTTGAGTTTGCCATAGATTTAAACACTCCAACTTTAAACATAACATCAGCAACTTATGATAATGCTACTGGTATTTTAACTGCAACTACAGACTCTGCTCATAATTTCTCAGTTGGAATGGGTGTGTCAATTGTAGGATTGGCATTTACTTGTCCTTCTGGCCCAGGAATTGTAACTTATCCTTCAGGAAATAAAGGATATGTTTTTCAAACTGTTACGGTTGCTCCAGGTAGGTATGTAGATTCTTATAATTTAATTCAGGCAAATAGAAGAGAAATACAAGATAAATCATTGGCAGCCATTGCAGTAGAATATCCAGATTTTTATTTTAGAGGTGATAGTCAAACAAATACCAGATCAAGATATTATGATGCATATCGTTTGATTATAAAAAACAAGAGTGTTATTGTTGATACTGCATGGACTAATACTAGTAATGCTTATCCTGGCATATCCACTACAATAAACAAGTGTAAAAGAGACCTTGGATATTTTGTAGATGCAATCGCCACAGATGTATTTACTGGAGGCAATAGATATTCAAGACAATTCGTAAGGCAATATTTTGATGGTGCTGGAGTACCAATTACGAATGGATTAGTTGGTGAAGAAACAGAATCAATTTATGCTTTCTCGGAAGCAAAAGAATTGATGAAAGATGCGATTACAAATACTCTTTCTGGTGCAGTATACACTGATTTAACAATTACTGCAGATCCATTGACTGGTAGTAATACTGATCCAAATTCTTGTGCAGATGTTCAAAGTAATATTGATAACTTAGTTGGAATTGTAACATCAGTTATTTCTCAAGGTTCGTTAAGTTCTATTTCAAGTGAGGATAATTATGGAACTTTGACTGAAGGAGGATCAAAATGTTTAAGAGATATTGGTTATATTGTTGATGCTGTTTCTACAGATGTAAGAGATTTTACTTCTAAGAATATCATTGAAACTACTAGATCTTATTTCAGTTATGATGGATCGTCATTAATTGTTGGAATTTCAAGTGAAATTCCTCAAACAATTGTTGGATTTACTACGGCAAGAGAATTGATGAAACTTGCCATTACAAATAATTTGAATAATAAAGATTTAACAATTGCCGCAGATCCATTAACTAATTCTAATACAGATCCATCTTCTTGTGCAGATGTTCAATCATTTATTGATAATCTTGTAGGAATTGTTACTTCAAGATTGAATGCTGGTAACATTAGCGGTGCAAATGCTCTTCCTGCTGTTTCTGCTGCTAGTACTACATTTAGTGTTTATGTTGGAACATCTACTTTACCGCATACTTATAATTCTGGAGGAACTGTAAAAATTAATGTAGTTCGTCCTTTTGATGGTCAAGTGGTTTATTTTGATAGACTTTTTTATAGTATAAATGGTATTAGTATTACTTCAGGTGGAAGTGGTTACACTGGAACTGTAGAACTTACTATTGAAGATCCAGAAACTTCTTGGGGTATTCCTGCAACTGCTGTAGCAGAAGTAAGAGATGGGTCTATAGTTTCAGTTGAAATGATCTCTAATGGAAGAGGATATACTACCACTCCAAAAGTAACTTTTGATTCTCCGAATGTGGGTATTAATACTGCAACTGGTACTGCAAATATATTTCCTACTTATTATATAATTGAAAAATCAACTCCAGTATCTGCAGGAATTTGCACAATAACTTTAAGTGATAATGTTCCTTATGCTGTTGGAGTAGGAACTGCTGTTCCATTCTTTAAGCAAAGTAGAATATTAGCATCAGGACATTCTCTTGAATATATTGGTTCTGGAACAAACATTAATACGGCCCTTCCTTCTGTAGGAGGTGTTCCTATTCAAGAAAATGAAACTAGTGCTCTTAATGGAGGACTGGTCGTTTTCACTTCTACTGATCAATCTGGAAATTTCAGAATTGGCGATGGAGTAGTTATTAATCAGCAAACTGGAACTATTTCAGGAACATTTTATTCTAAGAGTTTATTCTCAACAGTGACACCATTCATACTCGCATTAGGAGGAGATTAATACAATGGCATTAGCACTTAATGTTTTTAAAACAGTTACTTCAGTTGTAGGCACAAGTGCAACTTCAATTTATACTGCTCCTGTTGGATATACAGGTGTTGTTCTTTTAGCGCAAGTTGCAAACATCGGATCAACAAATGAAGATGTTTCTCTAACTCATCGCAGATCATCAACTGATACTGAAATGTTAAAAGAATTTCCAATTTCAGCAAATGATACTGCGAATCTTCTTTCTGGAAAATTGGTTCTTGAAAGTGGAGATAAATTAGTATTATCAGGTAGTAATGCCAGCAATTTAAAATTTGTCGCAAGCATCTTAGAAACCCTCAATTAATATCTTCAAATGGCAAAGTATCTCAGTAATCGTCAAAAAAATCTTAAAGTCGGTATTAGTTCTTATACCGAAAATAAAACAGTACTTGAGGTTACTGGTAAAGTTGGCATAGGAACTACAAATGCAACTGCAGATTTAGATATTGCTGGAGATATAAGAGTTCGTGGTATTTTATATGATAGTAATAATAACCCAGGAAGTCCTGATGAAATTCTTATATCTACTGGTACTGGAGTAGATTGGACTGATAGAGTTAATGCAAAAACCATCTATGAAACTGCAAAGAATGTTTCAGGTTCAACTATCCCTAAAGGAACTCCTGTTTATCAGGTTGGAATTTCTGGAAATACTATAACTGTAGCACCTGCTCGTGCAGATGATACAAATAAGATTGCTATCGGTGTTATGGATGAAACCATAGCAGACGAAGCAGAAGGCCGAATGTTGGTCTTGGGTGAGATTAAGGGTGTAGATACTTCTCAGTTTAATGTAGGAGATAAAGTATATCTTGGTATTGCTGGTGGATATACCAATGTTCCACCCACTGCTAGTGGAACTTTTATTCAATTTTTAGGAATTGTATTTCGTGTTGATGAAAATAATGGTTCTGGTTATATTACCGGAACCCTAACGGAAGATAAAATTAAGTATGAGTCTGGTAGTTTTTATGGTTGGAATGGTGCATCTTGGGAATTATTAGAATCACAAGGAGGCCAAGGTGCTCAAGGAACTCAAGGAACTCAAGGATCACAAGGAACAGGTTCTCAAGGACTTCAAGGTTTGCAGGGATTGCAAGGAGAATCTATTCAAGGTGTTCAAGGTTTATCAGGTGCTTTTGGTGGATTATGGACTAGAAAAACTGAAAATTATACAGCAATAAATGGCGAACAAATTATTGCCGATACTTCTGGTGGTTCTTTTACTATTACACTTCCAGCAACTCCTTTAAATGGAAATTTTATAACTATTGCAGATGGTAATAACTGGGAAACAAATAACTTAACAGTTGCAAGAAACGGTTCAACAATTGAAGGATTTGATGAGGATTTAATTCTTGATATTCCTGGAGTAAAAGTTGATTTAATTTATGATGGAACTACTTGGGAAGTTTATGCTTCTGTAGGCCCAGAAGGTGCTCAAGGGGGTCAAGGTATTCAGGGTTTAAGTAATCAAGGTGTTTCTGGCGCTCAAGGTTCATCAGGATTTCAAGGAAATCAAGGTGTTCAAGGTTTAAGTAATCAAGGTGCTCAGGGAAATCAAGGTACTCAAGGTTCATCTGGATTTCAAGGCACTTCAGGTTCTCAAGGCACTTCAGGTTCCCAAGGTGCTCAAGGTCTTCAGGGAAATCAAGGTACTCAAGGTTTAAGTAATCAAGGTGTAGCAGGTTCTCAAGGAACATTTGGTTCTCAGGGAACTTCAGGCGCTCAAGGTTCTCAAGGTCTTCAAGGATTACAAGGCAATCAAGGAATTCAAGGATTGCAAGGTTTACAAGGTAATCAGGGAACTCAAGGATTACAGGGTACATCAGGATCTCAAGGTTCTCAAGGTGTCCAAGGTCTAAGCAATCAAGGTGTTCAAGGTAATCAAGGAACACAAGGATCACAGGGACTACAAGGAACTCAAGGAACTTCAGGATCTCAGGGATCACAGGGACTACAAGGAAATCAAGGTGTTCAAGGTTTAAGCAATCAAGGTGTCCAAGGTAATCAAGGAACACAGGGTACTTCTGGTTCTCAAGGTTTGCAAGGACTTTCTGGTAAAGATGGAAACTTTGGTGGTGCTACTTTTGATTATACTTTTAATACTGATACTACAAATATTGATCCAGGAACTGGAAATCTTAAGTTTAATAATTCTAATATAACTCTTGCAAATAAACTTTATATTGATGATCAAAACGATGGAACAACTGATATCCAATCATTCCTAAGAACAATTGATGATTCTACATCAACTATTAAAGGTCATTTTAGAATTTCAAATAAGTTTGATTCTTCTGATTTTGCACTTTTCACTATTTCCGGAATTATAGAACAAACTGGATATTTTGAAGTTGATTGTTCATATGTTTCCGGTAGTGCAACTTCATTTAGTTCTAACGAAGATATTATCATCACTTTCGCTAGAACAGGAGATAAAGGAGATACTGGTTCTCAAGGTATATCAGGTTCACAAGGTACTTCTGGATCTCAAGGTTCTCAAGGATTGCAGGGTGTTCAGGGTTTAAGTAATCAAGGTTCCCAAGGTCTCCAAGGCAGACAAGGAACTCAAGGTTTAAGTAATCAAGGTGTTCAGGGTAATCAAGGTACTTCAGGATCTCAAGGTCTTCAAGGATTACAAGGTAATCAAGGAACTCAAGGTCTTCAAGGATTACAAGGTAATCAAGGAACTCAAGGTTTGCAGGGAACAATAGGATCTCAAGGAACTTCAGGTGCTCAAGGTACATTAGGATCTCAAGGTTCTCAAGGGTTACAAGGAAATCAAGGTGCTCAGGGTCTTCAGGGAAATCAAGGAGTTCAAGGATTAAGTAATCAAGGTATCTCTGGTTCTCAAGGTTCGCAGGGATTACAAGGTAATCAAGGTTTAAGCAATCAAGGTATTTCTGGATCTCAAGGTGCTCAAGGTCTCCAGGGAAGACAAGGAACTCAAGGTTTAAGTAATCAAGGTATAGCAGGTTCTCAAGGAACATTTGGTTCTCAGGGAACTTCAGGCGCTCAAGGAACATCTGGATCTCAAGGAACTTCAGGTGCTCAAGGAACATCTGGATCTCAAGGAACTTCAGGTGCTCAAGGTTCACAGGGATTGCAGGGAAATCAAGGTGCTCAAGGTTTAAGTAATCAAGGAACTTCAGGTTCTCAAGGAACTTCAGGTTCTCAAGGAACTTCAGGTTCTCAAGGAACTTCAGGTTCTCAAGGTGCTCAAGGTCTCCAAGGCAGACAAGGAACTCAAGGTTTAAGTAATCAAGGAACTTCAGGTTCTCAAGGAACTTCAGGTTCTCAAGGAACTTCAGGTTCTCAAGGAACTTCAGGTTCTCAAGGAACTTCAGGTGCTCAAGGTCTTCAAGGCAATCAAGGGGTTCAAGGTTTAAGTAATCAAGGTTCTCAAGGTCTTCAAGGTAGACAAGGTACTCAAGGATTATCAAATCAAGGTGTTCAAGGTGTTCAAGGCCCCGCAGGAAATGCTAGTGAAGGTGGATCAGGTATTTCTACTTTTTATAATATTTCTTCAGTAGAAACTAAACCTTATTACATAGGTCTCTCAACAGTAAATTCTGGACTGACTACAGCACTTTTTGCTTCACCTTCTCTTGTAGTAAGTGGATTAGGTTCTGTAGGAATCGGAACTTCTATTCCAACACAAAGTTTGGATGTAAATGGAAATATTAGAATTAGAGGTTCTGTTTATGATAGTTTCAATAATGTAGGAATTGCAGGTTCAATAATAGTATCTACAGCATCTGGAGCAACTAGATGGGCACCGAGAACTTATATCCAACCATCATCTGCAGGAATATCTTCAGTTGTTGGGGATATTTGGATTAATGAAAATACCGGGGTTACATATCGTTATTATAATGATGGAAATAGTCAACAATGGGTTGAGTTTGGACCAGAACCAACAGGCCCAACAGGTCTTCAGGGCAATCAAGGTGTTCAAGGTTTAAGTAATCAAGGTTCTCAAGGATTGCAGGGAAGACAAGGAACTCAAGGTTTAAGTAATCAAGGTATTTCTGGTTCTCAAGGTTCCCAAGGACTACAGGGAAATCAAGGAACAATAGGATCTCAAGGTTCTCAAGGATTACAAGGAAATCAAGGGGTTCAAGGTTTAAGTAATCAAGGATCTCAAGGTCTTCAGGGTAGACAAGGAACTCAAGGTTTAAGTAATCAAGGTATTTCTGGTTCTCAAGGTTCTCAAGGACTACAGGGAAATCAAGGAACAATAGGTTCTCAGGGAAATCAAGGATTACAAGGCAATCAAGGGGTTCAAGGATTACAAGGAGATCAGGGTGTTCAGGGTGTTCAAGGTCTTCAAGGTATTCAAAGTACACAAGGACTTCAAGGAAACCAAGGAACATTTGGTCCTGCAACAATTCCGCAAAATGTTCAAACAACATCATATGTTCTTCAAGCATCAGATAATGGAAAACATATTGATATTACTACTGGTGGTGTAACAGTTCCCGTCAATGTATTCCAAGTAGGAGAAAATGTGGTGATTTATAATGACTCTGCAGTTGCACAAACAATTACTCAAGGTTCTAATGTGACTTTAAGATATGCTGGTACAACTCAAACAGGAAATAGAACTCTTGGTGCTTATGGTGTTTGTACCGTTCTTTGTGTTGCTGATGTAAATAATGCTGATGTGTTCATCATTTCGGGAGCAGGATTAACTTAATATGACAATAGCATCTATTTTACTTGGATTTATCAATCCATCTGCTCCAGGTCAAGAAGCATATACAACTCCAGGAACTTTTACATTTACAGTTCCGGCTGGAATTACTCAAATTTCAGTTGTCGCTATAGGTGGTGGAGGTGGCGGCGCTCGTGGACAAAACAACACAGAAGTTGCTGGTGGTGGTGGAGGAGGATTGAGATATTATAATAATATTCCAGTAACTCCCTTTGAGGAACTTACAGTCACAGTGGGTGCTGGTGGAACTGGAGCAACTTCTAACAATACTTCTGGACAACCTGGAGGAAATACATCAATTTCTAGAGGAGGAACTATTTTACTTCAAGCCGATGGGGGAGGTGAAGGAACTACAACCACAGCAGGTATTGGTGGAACAGGAACGGCAACTGGTGGAGATATTGGTGGTGGTGATGGTGGCAATGGTGGTGAAGAAACTGCATCTCAAAATGGTGGTGGTGGCGGTGCTGGTGGATATTCTGGAAATGGTGGAGTAGGAGGAACTGCGAATGGTGCTGGTGGAAATGGTGATGGCGGTGGTGGCGGTGGTGGCGGTTCTTCTGCCGCTGGTGGTGGCGGTGGCGGTGGAACCGGAATACTTGGCGAAGGTTCTAGTGGAACTGGAGGTACTGGTGGTGCTGCTAACCCAGGTGGGGGTGGTTCTGGAGGAACTTCTGGTGTAGTAAGAGATGGTGGAGATTATGGTGGAGGTGGAGGTGGTATGGATAATGGTAACGGTGGTAATGGTGATGTTGGAGCACTTAGAATTATTTGGGGTCCAGGAAGGTCTTTTCCAAGCACAAATACTGGAGATGTATAAGATTATGATAATAAATATTTTTAATAAGAATTTAGTAATTCAATATAAATAAATGCCTTTAGATTTTCCAATTAACCCTATTGCAAATGTAACCACATATTCTCTTGGGGGTAGAACCTGGAAGTTTAATGGAGAAGCATGGGATTTAATGCCTTCTGAAGGTGTTCAAGGCACTTCTGGTTCTCAAGGTCTTCAAGGTACTCAAGGTACTCAAGGAACACAAGGTTTAAGTAATCAAGGATCTCAAGGCATTTCTGGATCTCAAGGTTCTCAGGGATTACAAGGAAATCAAGGTCTACAGGGATTATCAAATCAGGGTGTTCAAGGTCTTCAGGGTAATCAAGGTGTTCAAGGTTTAAGCAATCAAGGTGTTCAAGGTAATCAAGGTCTTCAGGGTAGACAAGGAACTCAAGGTTTAAGTAATCAAGGTATAGCAGGTTCTCAAGGATCTCAAGGATTACAGGGAAATCAGGGAACAATAGGTTCTCAGGGAAATCAAGGATTACAAGGCAATCAAGGGGTTCAAGGTTTAAGTAATCAAGGTACATCAGGATCCCAAGGTTCTCAAGGATTACAAGGCAATCAAGGGGTTCAAGGTTTAAGCAATCAAGGTATTTCTGGATCCCAAGGCGCTCAAGGTCTCCAGGGAAGACAAGGAACTCAAGGTTTAAGTAATCAAGGTATAGCAGGTTCTCAAGGATCTCAAGGATTGCAGGGAAATCAAGGTGCTCAAGGTTTAAGTAATCAAGGTGTAGCAGGTTTCCAAGGTACATCAGGTGCTCAAGGTACATCAGGTGCTCAAGGTACATCAGGTACTCAAGGTGCAGCAGGTTCTCAAGGTGCTCAAGGTCTTCAGGGTAGACAAGGTACTCAAGGTTTAAGTAATCAAGGTGTAGCAGGTTCTCAAGGTACATCAGGTACTCAAGGCGCATCAGGTACTCAAGGATCTCAAGGTGCTCAAGGTTTAAGTAATCAAGGTATTTCTGGTTCTCAAGGTGCTCAGGGACTTCAGGGAAGACAAGGAACTCAAGGTTTAAGTAATCAAGGTATTTCTGGTTCTCAAGGTACATCAGGATCCCAAGGTTCTCAAGGATTACAAGGCAATCAAGGGGTTCAAGGTTTAAGCAATCAAGGTATAGCAGGATCTCAAGGTGCTCAAGGACTTCAGGGTAGACAAGGTACTCAGGGTTTAAGTAATCAAGGTATAGCAGGATCTCAAGGTGCTCAAGGACTTCAGGGTAGACAAGGTACTCAGGGTTTAAGTAATCAAGGTGTAGCAGGTTCTCAAGGAACTTCAGGTGCTCAAGGTACAGCAGGTTTCCAAGGTACATCAGGTGCTCAAGGTACATCAGGTGCTCAAGGTACATCAGGTACTCAAGGTGCAGCAGGTTCTCAAGGTGCTCAAGGTCTTCAGGGTAGACAAGGTACTCAAGGTTTAAGTAATCAAGGTACATCAGGTTCTCAAGGAACATCTGGTTCTCAAGGAACTTCAGGTGCTCAAGGAACTGTAGGTACTGCAGGCCCTTCTACTGCAATAAATGCAACAGCAGTAACCACAAATGCATCGTTTTTCCCAGTATTTGTCGCTGCTGCAGGTACTAACCAAACTCCATCAGTAAGAACGGCGACAACTGCATTTAGTTTTAATCCAAGTACAAGTGATCTTACTATTGGTGGAAACTTCAATGCCTCTAATATAAGTTTATCGGGAAATTTAACAGTATCAACTGGTAATGCAACTGGTGGAGGAATTATTCTTGCAGATGATGGTGATATTGTAGACCTGAATACAGGTTATTGTGCAATGAGATTTTCAAGTGGAACACAAATTTATGGTGGAAATAGAAGTGGATCAGCAGTTATTACTTTAGGTTCTAATGGAAATATAACTGCATCTGGAACAGTCACTGCAAACTCTGATATCAAACTCAAAGAAAATATTGAAACCATTACAAATGCATTAGATAAAGTTTCTCAAATTCGTGGTGTTACATTTAATAGAAATGACCAAGAAGATAAAGAAAGAAGATATGTTGGTGTAATTGCACAAGAAGTTGAAAAAGTACTTCCTGAAATTGTTATGGAAGATAGCACAGGTATTAAGTCAGTTGCTTACGGAAACTTAACTTCACTTCTAATTGAAGCAATTAAAGAACAACAAAAGCAGATAAATAATCTTGAAAATCAACTGAATGAATTGAAAGGATGACTGAACAACAACATTATTATAATTCATTATTATAATTATTAAATAAATAATAAAAAATAAAAAGATAAACCGTGGCATTTCTAAGTACTATTATTGGAGGAACATTTAAAGGCGATCAAGGCGCTCAAGGTGTTCAAGGAATAATCGGTGAACAGGGAATCCAAGGTTTTTCAAATCAAGGTGTTCAGGGAAAATCTGGTACTGATGGAACTTCTGTAACTATTGTTGGTGTTGTTACTAGTGTTACTACATCGGAACCCCATACTACATTAACTAACGACGATACTCAATTTTCTTGGTATCCTCCCTTTGCAGGTGATGGTGTTATTGAGGAAAATACTGGTGATTTGTGGGTTTATACGGGAACTGACTGGGATAATGTAGGACAAATTCGTGGAGATCAAGGACTTCAAGGTTCTTCAGGAAGTCAAGGAGTACAAGGTAATCAAGGTACTTTAGGTTCTCAAGGGTTTCAAGGATTACAGGGAAGACAAGGAACTCAAGGTTTAAGTAATCAAGGTATTTCTGGTTCCCAAGGTACATCAGGATCTCAGGGATCACAGGGATTACAAGGAAATCAAGGTACTCAAGGTTTAAGTAATCAAGGTATTTCTGGATCTCAAGGTTTTCAAGGATTACAGGGTATTCAAGGTTTAAGTAATCAAGGTATTTCTGGATCTCAGGGAACATCAGGATCACAAGGTTCTCAAGGTCTTCAGGGTAGACAAGGTGTTCAAGGTAATCAAGGATTAAGTAATCAAGGTGTATCAGGATCTCAGGGTTCACAGGGACTACAAGGAACTCAGGGTTTAAGTAATCAAGGTATTTCTGGTTCTCAAGGTACATCAGGATCTCAAGGTTCTCAAGGTCTTCAGGGTAGACAAGGAACTCAAGGTTTAAGTAATCAAGGTATAGCAGGATCTCAAGGAACATCTGGTTCCCAAGGTACTTCTGGATCGCAAGGTTCTCAGGGACTACAAGGTACACAAGGTCTAAGTAATCAAGGCATTTCTGGTTCTCAAGGTACATCAGGATCTCAAGGACTGCAAGGAACTCAAGGTTTAAGTAATCAAGGTATTTCTGGTTCTCAAGGTTCTCAAGGACTACAAGGAACTCAAGGTGTTGGTTCTCAAGGTACTTCAGGTTCTCAGGGAACTTCTGGATCTCAAGGAACATCTGGATCTCAAGGTGCTCAAGGACTTCAGGGTAGACAAGGAACGCAAGGTTTAAGTAATCAAGGAACTTCTGGATCACAAGGTACTTCAGGTTCTCAGGGTTCACAGGGACTACAAGGAACTCAAGGTTTAAGTAATCAAGGTATTTCTGGTTCTCAAGGAACATCAGGATCTCAAGGTTCTCAAGGATTACAGGGTACTCAGGGTTTAAGTAATCAAGGTATTTCTGGTTCTCAAGGTTCTCAAGGACTACAAGGAACTCAAGGTGTTGGTTCTCAAGGTACTTCAGGATCTCAAGGATCTCAAGGATCTCAAGGATTACAAGGAACTCAAGGTGTTGGTTCTCAAGGTACTTCAGGTTCTCAGGGAACTTCAGGATCACAAGGTTCTCAAGGTGTTCAAGGTCTTAGCAATCAAGGTATATCAGGATCTCAAGGTCTCCAAGGTCTTCAAGGGTTAGCAAATCAAGGTGTTCAAGGTCTTGCTGGCAGTGTTCAAGGTCTTCAAGGATCGCAGGGTCTACAAGGTCTACAAGGTGCTGTTGGGTCAACAGCATCTGTTCCTGATCAATCCGTAATTTTGAATGATATTTCTTCACTCTTTAATGGTTCAACAACTCAATTTATCATTTCCGATAATTCAGGTAATTTCATAAATAGTGAGATAGATAGTGCAGCACGACTACTTATTTCTGTAGGAGGAATAGTTCAACAACCAGACCCATCACAAACTGCAGGTTTTTATATTAGTGGTGGTACAAATAGAACAACTGACCCAATCAAAATTAATTTTGTTGAGGCACCTAAAGCAGGACAAGTATTCTTTGGAGTTGCAATTAAATCTACCAGTTCTCCAACAACTTCATTTGTAACAGCGGAACAATCCATTTCATACAGCATCGTATTCGGAGTTTAACTAAAGATGGCAAGAAGAAGAGAAGAAAGATATCGTTTTTATGCTTCTGAAAAGAAGATAAGAATTTCAGATAGACATACTGTTAATGATATCTTACTGATTGTGAATGCAACTGATGGAATTGTAATTGCAAGTCAACTAGACCCAGGTAAAGGATTTACTGCGACTTATTATCCTCTACCAACAACTGATACTGATTTTGAAAATTCTACTGATGGATATACTGATATCATATTAGAATATGATACAACTGGAATGTCTGATAGTGATGAACTTTCAATTTTTATTGATGATGAACAGCACGGATTAAAAGTTCGTCCTTACGAGTTTGCCATTGATGCGATTGAAAGAATAAGAATTGCACAACCCCAATCACTGATTGATGCTGACTTTGAATATGGATTACAGAATACTAAATGGCAGTCATTAGGTCTCAATCGTAATATTCCATCATTCTTTGAACTTCCTGGTCCTGCACTTACAGTTACTGATGTTTCTTCTCTAGGTGCTGCAACTTATTCAACAGTTCGTGTTACTGTGGAAAGTGGACAAGCACTTCCTGTTGGAACTCCATTTGCCGTAACTGGAACTACGAATACTCTTGCTGATGGTTTGTTTGTTGTAATTGCAACCAACGGAACCACAACTTTTGATTATCTAGCAAAAGGTAGTATTGCTACTGGAAGTCTAAGTAATCCTTACACAGTTGTTAAGGAAGGTGGTGTTTATGCAGGAACACCGATGGATTTATCCACCATGAGTGGTAATGGTGCAGGAGGAATTGTTACTGTTACCTTTGGAAGTCCTCATGGTCTTGTTCCTGGTTCTCCAATTTATATCGTCGATACAACTGCAGGAACGCAAGCACATGAAGGTAGATTTTTCGTCAATACAGTTATAAATGGAACACAGATTTCTTATGATGCTGGGCAAACAGTAACAAATGGTTCTATTACAACAACTAATGTTTCTGTTTATGCGATTAATGATAGTTTCTTTATTCATCGTCCATTTGATGGTGGAGTTTTGATGGGACCATCACTACCAATTCATGGACTAGAAGCAAAGAGGCAGTCAAAAAGATATTTCCGTTATCAGTCTGGTAAAGGAGTCTTATTCTCTACAGGAACACTTTTTAATCCAGTTTTTGATATTCAAACAGTTACTTATTCTGCTCCAGATATTAGTGTAACAACACAGGTTCCTCATGGTCTTCAAAGAGGTGCAACTGTAAGACTTTATGGTATTACTTCGGTAAATTATAATGGAGAGTATGAGGTAAAATCAATTACAAATGAATTTACATTTACTGTAGCAGCGGGAAGTCCAGCGCCAACGGATGCCACTGCAGTATTAGAAGCGCAACCAAGAATTGCTGTAATTAAATGGGTAGGTGCATCAATTCGTTGTGGGCTTTTTGATGACTCAAACGGAATGTTCTGGGAGTATGATGGACAAGAACTTGCCGTTGTAAGGAGGTCTTCTACTTTCCAACTTGCGGGAACTGTTGCAGTCACTAATGGTTCTCAAACAGTCACAGGAACAAACACAAGATTTACAGAGCAACTTAAGGTAGGAGACCTGATTACAATTCGCGGGCAAACATACTTAGTCTCAACGATTACAAGTAATACTTCACTTTCAATTTCACCAGAAAATCGTGGAGCAACTGCATCAGGAGTTAAACCAACGATTGTAAGAGAACTCAGAGTTCCACAAAGTCAATTCAATATAGATCGTATTGATGGGACTGATACACCATCAGGTTATCATGTTGACTTAGCAAAAATGCAGATGCTTGGAATTCAATATTCTTGGTATGGTGCTGGATTTATTGACTTTATGCTTCGTGGGCCTGCTGGTGAATTTATTACTGCTCATCGTATGAAGAACAACAATATTAATGATGAAGCATACATGAGAAGTGGAAACCTCCCTTGTCGTTATGAGGTTTCAAATACTTCTGCAATTGATAAGTTAGCAGTGGCAACAGGAATAACAACCACATCTTTAACTTTATCAGATGCTTCAAGATTCCCAGTTCCTCCAGTTGGAATTTCTTCTAATATTGTAATGGTAACAAGTAATCAATCAGGAACAATTTATCATGAACTGATGTCTTATACTGGTAAATCGGGTAACACTCTTACTGGAGTTACAACAGCAACATCTTATATTCAATATCTTTCTGGGGCAAACAGAACTTTTAGTGGTTCAACAAATTCCTATAATCATCCAGCAGGTTCAAGTGTTATTCTACTCAATAATACTTGTGCTCCTACTATCTCACACTGGGGTTCTGCGGTCATTATGGATGGTGGTTTTGACCAAGATAGTGGATATCTATTTAACCTATCAAGAACGAATGTCTCTGTTGCTGGCAACTCTTCTACCGCAATTCTCCTTTTCCGTCCAGCACCATCAGTTTCAAATACAATTCCAGGACTTCTTGGAGAAAGAGAAGTTATCAATCGTTCTCAAATTACTCTTAGAGAACTTGGATTAAATAATAACTCTGCTAGAAACCTTGAAATTTCTGCTATTCTCAATCCAAGTAATGTAGGTGCTGCAACTTGGTTGAATGCAAACACCACAACTGTAGGTGTTTCAAATGTATTCCAACCATCTTTTGCACAATATGCAACTTCAGGAGGAACAATTCTTGGAGGAACTGCACCAGTTGATGGGGAAGTTCTGTTTAGGTATTTGTCTTCTTCTGGAACTACAGTATATGATTTAAGTGCAATTAAAGAAGTACAAAACTCAGTTATTGGAGGAAATAATACTTATCCAGATGGACCTGAAGTTATTGTTTTTTATGTAACTAACAATAACTCACAGTCTGCATCAGTTGATTTAGTTCTTAGATGGACGGAGGCACAAGCATAATGGCGGAATTATCAAGAGGTCAAATACTTAAAAATCCAGAAGTTCTTGGTGTAGGAAACACAGGAGCAAAAATAAGATTATTAGATGCTGATGAGAATTCACATATTGATATTAAGGTTCCTGATACTGTAGGAACTGCTTATACATTCACACTACCAGCAGATGATGGAACACCTGATTATTATTTAAAAACTGATGGTTCAGGAACCACAAGTTGGGCAGCAGTTTCTGCTTCTCCTGGTGGTTCTACAAATCAAATTCAGTATAATAACGGTGGTGCTTTTGCTGGTGCTGCCGTAACAACTGACGGAACTAATCTTTATGTTTCTTCTGCCGCAGCATTAAGATTTGGAGATAGTGATAATTCTAACTATGTTGGGTTTGCGGCATCTTCTACCGTTGCTGGCAATCGTTCTTATATTCTTCCCGATACAGTTGGAACAGCAGGACAGGTTCTTAAAATTGCTTCTTCCCCAACACCAACGGCAAATACTGCTTCTTTAACTTGGGCAGATGATAATTCAGGAACTAGTGGAAATCCTGGTGGTTCTGATACTCAAGTTCAGTTTAATGATGCTGGAGTATTTGGTGGTGATGCTGGATTAACTTATAATAAGACTACTGATATTCTTTCCGTTACGGGTGGAGTTAATGTAGCAACTGGAGGGGATTATGAAATTAATGGTACTCCAGTTTTAACTGCAACAACTTTAGGAAGTGGAGTTGTCAATTCTTCCTTGACTTCTGTAGGAACTTTAGGTTCTTTACAGGTTGATAACATTAACATCAATGGTAACGAGGTTTCATCTACAAACACAAATGGAAATATTGATTTAAATCCAAACGGAACTGGATTTGTAAGAATTCTTGATGATGCCCCATTACATTTTATGGATGCAGATAATTCTAACTTTGCTGCCATTACTGCTCCGGCATCAATCACATCAAACTACACTATCACTCTTCCTGCTGCAAATGGTGCCGCTGATGAAGTTTTACAATTTGATGCTTCGCAAAATGCCTCATTTGTTTCTAATACAAGAACTCTGAATTTTGTAATTGATGGTGGTGGTTCTGCAATTACTACAGGTATTAAGGGACATATTGTATTAGATGGTGATTATACAGTTACGGGTTGGACTATTATTGCCGACCAATCAGGAAGTATTGTGGTTGATGTAAACAGAGCAACTTATACAAACTTCCCAACAACTGCTTCTATCGCAGGAACAGAACTTCCAACACTATCTTCAGCACAAAAAGCAGAAGACCTTACTTTATCTTCTTGGACGACTACACTTTCTGCTAGAGACGTGTTAGAATTTCAAGTTGATAGTGCAACCACAGTTACAAGAGTTACGGTAGCACTTCGTTTAGTACCAAGATAATATTATGGCAATCGCATATCAAGCAATATCTACAGTAGCAACAAAGACAACCACAACTAATGGTTCTCTAACACTTAATGCTCCTGCTGGATTAACAACTGATGACCTTTTAGTTGCTTGTATATCATTTCGTGGAGCAACAACACCTTCACTTCCTGCTGATTGGCAGATTATAGAAAGGACCCTTGTAACTGGAAATGAGAATACAAACAACCAGGCAATTGGTTCTGGTTTAATGGCGTGGATTAAAAGGGGTGCAACAAACCCAAGTTTTATATTTGGCGCAGTAACTGGAGAACAATTTCCCGACCTTGCTTTTGGTTATGTAGTGAGAATCACGGGACAAGACCTTATAAATCCTGTAGCAGGAAGTTCTGTGAACACTCTTGCGACTGGTGCATCGGGAAATGTGACTACTGGTGGATATACTAGGAGTTTTTTAACTGATACTCCTGATGATTATTTGGAAATTATGTTATGTATTGGTGGTCAGGAAGTTACTTGGAGTTCTCAGGATTATACAACTGGTCCAACTGCGATGACTGAAATTGGTGAGCAAACATCTACTTCAGGTGCTGACGGTTCTATTGCCGTTGCTAGAACTAATGTGTTAGGAGATCCTACTGGTGGTTTTGACGCTACGACTTCTGCGATTAATGCTCGTCATTCTTTGATTGTTGCATCTTTTGGCGGCCCGAGGCCTCCTGCTGCTGGATACTCATTTTCTACATTATTTTAAAACCGTGCTATAATAGGAAAATAAATATCTAAAATTATTCATATTTTTTATGACAGCAGATGAAATGAACTTCGTCAAAATTGCTCTCCAAAATGGAGGAAGCATTTATCCTTTAATTATTCCATCAAATGAACTAAAAGGGCCGGCACTTACAAATCCTTCGGTTTACATTGATGGAGATAAGATTTTAGTAAATCTCAGAAATATCAATTATACACTATATCATTCAGAAAAGAAAAAATTTGAACACCCTTGGGGACCTTTAGTTTATATTCATCCAGAAAATGATATGCATCTCCGCACATGGAATATTATGTGCGAAATGGATGATGATATGAGAATTAAAAAATATCATTATATTGATACTTCAAAGTTCCCAGATAAAGAGTTGTGGGATTTTGTTGGATTAGAAGACTGTCGTATTGTCCGTTGGAACGACAAACTTTACATAACTGGAGTGAGAAGAGATTTAGATACAATTGGAACGGGAAGAATGGAACTTTCCGAACTAGAAATTACGGAGAATGGTGTAAAAGAAATTAATCAACATCGCATTCCTGCTCCACCTCCAGACGAAGAATATTGCAATAAGAATTGGATGCCTATTCTTGACATGCCATATCATTATGTAAAATGGACAAATGGAACTGAAATCGTAAAATATGACATTGAAAGTAACACTACTACCAGTATTATAAAAAAAGATTGGAAAGATTTTGGAACTATTGATTTAAGAGGTGGTTCTCAGATTATTCCTCTTGGAGATGATTATAGATTTTGCTTAACTCATGAAACATATCTTACAAAAAGTCCTGCAGGTAGAAAAGATGGAGTTTATCGTCATCGTTTTGTTGTATGGGACAAAGATTGGAATATCGTAAAAGTGTCTAAACAATTTTCTTTTATAAATGCAGAAATTGAATTTGCTGTAGGAATGGCAGAATATAAAAATGATTATCTAATAACCTTTGGATATCAAGATAATGCCGCATATTTGGTTAAAGCATCTAAAAATTTTATAAGAGATTTTATTTTTAAATGAAAGTAGCAATTTGCATTTCAGGAAATATAAGATATCCTCATATAGGTCTAGAAAGTATTAAAAAAATAGTTCCTAATGATTGTATCAAAATCTTTATTCATACTTGGAAAATTGTAGATACAGAAAGTTTTTTAAAAACTATTTTTGGATTACAAAGTAAAGAACCAGATAACATTTTTGAAACTCAATTTAATTTTTTAGAACATTACAATTACGAAAAACTTTTAATAGAAGATTATGATGAATCTAAGCATTCTGAATTTGAAGCAATTCATAATTCTATAAATCTTCTCCCATTTCAGCAAGGGGCATGTATAGTTCCAAGGCATGATGTTGGACCAATTAGTATGCACTATTCAATTTATAAAAGCAATCAATTAAAATGTGATTATGAAAAAGAAAATAATATGATATTTGATAAAGTGATTAGAATGAGATTTGATAGTAACTTTGGAGGAAATGAATTACATCTAAACAACATTCCAAATGGAATCAATATTCCAAGAGGAGAAGATTGGTGTGGTGGCATTAATGATCAGTTTGCTGTAGGATCTTCAGATGCAATGAATTTGTATTCTAATTTATATAATCATATTGATAAAATTAGAGATGTTCAATATCATCCAGAAACTATGCTTCGCAAATACTTTGAAATGTACAACATAGCAGTAAATAGATTTGATTTTAGAGTTGTTATTAATAATAGATGAGACTTTATTAGATATTAAATTTTACACAAAATAAATGAGGTTTTATGAACATTGTCATACCGATGGCTGGAGAAGGAACTAGATTTCCAAGAGACAAATACCATCTACCTAAACCACTGATTGAAATTGAAGGTAAACCAATGATTCAATGTGCAATTGAATCTATGAATCTTGATGGTAAATATCATTTTGTAATTCGGCAAGATTCATTTTATTTTCAAATATACGAATTGCTTAAAAAAATAGTTCCAGATTGTAAGATAATCACAGTTGATGAGACTACAAAAGGACCAGCATGTAGTGCATTATTATTTGAAACTGAAATTAATAATAATACTGAATTGGTTATTGCGAATTGTGATCAAATAATGTGGTGGGATTCTGGATTATTTCTGCAAACGGCAAGATACTATAAGTATGATGGAGTCATAGTCACCTATGAAACGGACACGCCCAAAAACAGCTATTGCAAAATTGATAGAGATGGGTTAGTATTGGAGGTGAAAGAGAAGGAGGTCATTAGCAACATATCTCTTAACGGAATTCATTATTGGAGAAAAGGATTTTACTTTGTTGAAAGTGCTCAAGAAATGATTCAGTTTGAAGATACAGCACCTAATGGCGAATACTATGTTGGACCAACATACAATTATATGATTAAACATTTTGGCCGAAAAGTTGGAATACATCAAATCCCAACTTGGCAACATAATCCTGTCGGTGTCCCAGAAGATTTAAATTATTATTTAAAAAAATATGAATATAACAAAAATTACTGATTATGTTCGTGGATGGTTCATTGGAGATTTTGAACCATCTCTGTTTAAAACCAAAGATTTTGAGGTTGGTATTCTACAACATAAAAAGGATGAATATTGGTCTCCTCACTATCATAAGGAAAGTATAGAATATAATGTTCTTATTTCCGGTAAAATGATCATTCAGGGAAATGAGTTAAATAGTGGGGATGTATTTGTATTTGAAAAAGGAGAAGTTGCTGATCCAATTTTTCTTGAAGATTGTACCTTAGTGGTAGTTAAAATTCCGTCTATTCCATCTGATAAATTTGAGGTTGAATCATGAAATTCTTTAGAGAACTAACTGAATATGAAAAAAATCGTTGTGTAATTGCAACTTATTATATTGAATCATATTCAAATATTGGCACATTAAAAGATGCGGCTTGGAATCTCGCAATTGGACAAAGTGTAGGGAATCCAAAAGTTCGTAATCGCTGGGAAAATGATGAACTTTTTGAACTTTCATCTTGTGTCATCTATGCTGATGAAAATGAACTTTCTCAGTTGACTGAAGGGGAAGTTAAAATTGGATTTCCTAAAGTAAATACTGATTGGGAAGGTGATGGTATCTCACATCTTCTTTGTCAATTGATGGGAGGTCAATTAGATATTGATGTATTTAAAGTTTGCCGTCTTCGTAAACTTGAATTTCCTGCCGATGTGGAAGCACAATTCCTAGGGCCTAAGAATGGTATTGATGGAATTCGTAAGTTTGTTAATCGCTATGACAAACCACTTTCTGGGGCAATCGTAAAACCAAAAACAGGCATTTCTCCACAAACTCTATCAGAAATGGTCAAAGAACTTCTGGATGGTGGAGTTGATTTCATTAAAGAAGATGAGATTCTTGCCAATCCTTCATTTTGCCGTCTTGAGGATCGTGTAGAATTGATTTCCAACATTGTCAATAATTGTGGAAGGGGAGTGATCTATTGCTTCTGTATTAATGGAGATCATCATACAATTCTTGATCGTGCTAAGTTTGTTGCAGAAAATGGTGGTAATGGTATTCATATTAACTTCTGGAGTGGTCTAGGAGTTTATAATTCTGTAAGAAAAATGGATCTACCTTTATTTGTTCATTATCAAAAGAGTGGTGATAAGATTCTTACCGATAAGAGACATGCATTTGGTATTGATTGGGATGTTCTCTGTGATCTTGCAGGACTTTGCGGTGTAGATACAATTCATGCAGGAATGTGGGGTGGATACTTAAGTGATGATGAAGATGAACTTCGTCAGACAATGGCAACACTACATAAGAGAAATGTGCTTCCCGCACTAAGTTGTGGTATGCATCCTGGTATTGTAAATACTACAGCAGAAAAGTTTGGCACTGACTTTCTTGCTAATTGTGGTGGAGCGGTTCATGGTCATCCAGGAGGCACTTTATCGGGTGCTTTAGCAATGCGTCAGGCAATTGATAAGACTCCAGGTAAAGAGTTTCGTGATGCCATAGATAAGTGGGGATATGAAACTGGCGGCGGTTCTCTTCCTGAATGGGTTCTTGATTTTTGATCTATTAAAAAATGTACAATAAGTTAATTACATCTAAGGATGTTTCTATCTGTAAGGATATACTAAAAAAAGAAAAATGGCCTGAAAAAGGTTTTCGGGGAGAATTTTGGGACAAGGATGCAGCCATTGTCAAATGGGTGTCATTATTACAAGAATTCAAGTCAATCGGAAAAAATAATTTAACCGTAATTGACTTAGGATCTGCAAATGGAGTAATTCCTCACATCATTGCAAGTTGGGGCAATGATGTGACTGGAATAGATCTTATGAGTGTTGATCATTGGTGTCCAAAAGGATTAGCAAAAATGGTTCTTGGTGATGCTTTATATGAACTAAAGCAAATGGAACCGGAGAGTGTAGATGTTATAATTGATTCTTGCTCAGTACACTGTTTCAATCCTACATGGGGAGATGGTATTGAAAATTGGGGATGGAAAAATGTTGCAGATGAAGTTCATAGAGTCTTAAAACCAAACGGAAGATTACTTATTTCCACTGATGTCACCTTATCTCCAGATCCTGGTGAATTTATTTCACCTGAAAATATAATTAAAATCGTAGAATCTTCAGGACTAAAGTTAACAAGTAGGTATAGAAAAGAATACGAGCAACCTCATCATCAAGGTTTTTATCAGGAAAATGTAAATCTATACATCGCTACACTTTCATTTAAAAAAGATTCCAATTATTGCACATCATTTTATAATCTTCTATTTTCTCCATTCAAATACAAACAGATTAATTTTGGAGAAATTGGAATATACAAAAACTCATCAATGAAAATTTGGAGAGAATACTTCTCTAATGCTCATCTTTATGGATGGGATAATGATAGTAGTTTACTTCAAAGCGCAAAAGAAGATAATCTTCCAGATACTTCATATGATTATATGGATGCAACTAGTGAAGTATCAATTTGTGAAGCATTTGAAAAATCCAATTCCAAATTTGATATCTTAATAGATGATTCTGATCATACATTTTGGTCTAGAATTAAAATTATTAGAAATGCTTATAAGTATCTAAATCCCGGTGGAATATTGATAATTGAAGGTTTACTTTCTGAGGATTCTTTTGAATCTTATATGGAAGAAATCAATCTATATGGGCATAATAAGTTTTATGATTCAATAAAAAAAATTAATACTCATCATATCATGGGAAATGGAATTTATCCAAATAGTTGGATATTAATATTAACTAGAAATGAATATTAAAATTCTTATACATCTGGAGAAATTTAACTGAACTAAATGTTATGAGAAAACCTTTTTATAGAAGCATTATATGAAAATAGCATTATGTATTTCTGGTGGTGTGCGATATCCCCATATAGCAGTTAAAAGTATTGAAAATATTATACCAAATGATGATATCAAAATTTTTATTCATACTTGGAAAATAAAAAATTTTGATGGATTCTTAAATACTGTTTTTGGATACCAACATAAAGAATTAGATAAAATCATAGAAACATCTCCAAATATTATAGATTTATTTGATTATGAAAAAATATTGATAGAAAATTATGATACAAAAAAGAGTGATTTTGAACTAATCTACAATAGATTACCTCCAAAATCTTTAATAACTAGGAAATGGTACAATAAAAATGTAGATACACATGAATTAATATACCCAAGAAAAGATATTGGGCCATTAAGTATGCATTATTCTATATTTAAAGCGAATGAATTAAAAAGACAATATGAAACTGAAAACAATATGCTTTTTGATTGTGTAATAAGAATGAGATTTGATAGTGATTTTGAGGGTAAAACATTAGATGTCAGTGAAATGACAGATGCTCTTTACATTCCAGATGGTGAGGATTGGTGTGGAGGAATAAATGATCAATTCGCATTAGGATCTTCTTTTTCAATGGACATATATTCAAACCTGTATAATAATTTACTAAAATTGCATGATTGCCCATTTCAACCAGAAATCATGCTTAGTGAATATCTTAAGGTTACAAATGTCCCTTTAAAAAGATTTAATTTTGTTGTTAGAATTAATAATAACATAGATTTTAGAAGAGTTTTATTTGGATGATTATTTAAATGAAAATTATTGCACATCGGGGAAATTTAACTGAACCAAATCCACTCAGAGAAAATAGTACTGAGTATATTGAAGAAGCAATCTCTGAAGGATTTGATGTTGAAATTGATTTATGGGTTATTGGGGATGATCAATGCTATCTTGGGCATGATCGTCCCCAATATTTTATCACTATGGAATGGTTAAGAAAGTATAAAGATGTACTTTGGATTCATTGTAAAAATAGAGAAGCACTTGAAAAATTATCAAGTGCTCCAATAAATTTTCATTATTTTTGGCATGATGTAGACAAATATACTTTGACTAGTAAAGGAATTGGATGGGTTTTGGTGGGGGAAATTCCCTTTTCTAAATCAGTTATTGTTTTACCAGAAAATACTGATTTATACCTTTCAAATCCAGAATATATAGAAAGAAGTTATGGCATCTGCACAGACAAACCATTATTTTATAAGAACAATTGGAGTTGAACAATGAAGTGGGAAACTGATTTAATTAGAGATATTAGAACTGGAACTGATTTTGATGATGCTGATGGTGGTGTTCCACATCCTCTTGGATATGGTCATACTTTTAATGAATATGGTGAAGCAATCTATCCAAAAGAAGTTACCTATTGCAATAGATTTGCTCTTTTGCAACAGTTTATGAAAGTTAGAGAAAATGCAAAATCTATTCTTGAAATTGGTATAGGAAGAAATGCTGAGGAATCGTTTGCATATGTATTCTTCAACAGTAAAAAACAAGAAACTTTTTACATTGGTCTAGATGTTGAAGATAGATCATTTTTAAATGATTCGGAAAAAAATATTTACACCATAGTAAATGATAGTTCAAACTATCAAGAAAATGTTTTAAAGTTTAAAGAATTGGGTGTAGAAAAATTTGATTTTATTTTTATTGATGGATGGCATAGTATCAACCAAGTACTAAGAGATTGGGAATATACAAACCTTCTTTCTGATGATGGCATAGTAGGATTTCATGATGTTTCATGCCATCCTGGGCCTTATAATTTTATAAATTCTTTAGATAAAACAAAGTGGAATATTGAGGTCAACTGCCCTGAAGATTGGGGAATTGGTTTTGCCTGGAAAAAATAAAATAGATTATTCATTATGAGTGTATCTTTAATTTGTGCTTGCAAAAATCGCTATGAAGCACTTCGCGTATCCTTAAGTTCTTGGTTATCCTTTAAAGAAATATCTGAAATTATTATTGTTGATTGGTCATCTGATGAATCTATTTCTCATTTAACAGAATTAGATGAAAGAATTAATGTAATTACAGTAGAAAATCAACAATATTTCAATCAACCTCAACCTTTAAATCTTGCAGTAAGTATTGCAAAAAATAAGTATATCTTAAAAGTTGATTCAGATTATATTCTCAATCCATATTATAATTTTTTTAAAAAGTATACTATAGATGATAATTCTTTTGTTTCTGGAAAAAATAGTTATCAAAGTCCAGAAGTCTATTCAGAAGAGCAAGATGCATATGTTTTAGATTTTACAACAATGCATATTGATGAGATTAGAGAATATTGTAATTCTTACAGTCCATATTTCAAATATCTAACTGGTCTTTTGTATATTACAAAAGAAAATTTCATAAAGGTTGGTGGATACAATGAAAATTTAAAAAAACATTATTCATATGAAGATGATGAATTATATCAAAGATTGGAACTTTTTGGTCTAACTCATAAAAAAATAAGTTGTGACTATTTCTTAATTCATATACCACACCAAGATCAAAAAAGAGTAGAAAACTTTGAAGGATACAGCGAAGAAAATAGAGTTCTTATTAAAAATAATCTAACAGGAATGTTTGATGAAAACATTGAACTTGAATGGCAAACTGATTATGTGATGGCAATATCTCATACAAATGCTAATAAAGAATTGGTTGGTGAAGTAAAAGATTATTATGTAAATAATAGCACTAAATGGAGTATAATTAAAAGCGATAAGAAAAGAAACTTTATAGGTACAATGATTGAAGATACTATAAAAAATAATCTTGAAAATTTTCCATATTCTTATTATGTAAGTTTAGAAGAAAGTGTGGAAAGGCAAAAATCATTACATGAACAATTCTCTAGGTATGGAATAGATGACATCACTCCAATACTTTCAAAAAGATTTGCTGAATGTAATGATAAAGTTAAAGGAGAAATGTTACATATTTTAGACGGAGGAACAATTGGATGTACAATTTCTCATCTAAAAGCAATTCAAAAATGGTATGAAAAGAAAGATGATGATTATGCTTTCTTTTGTGAAGATGATCTAAGTTTAGAGACTGTAGAAAACTGGAATTTCACTTGGAATCAATTTATTGAAAAACTACCAGATGATACTGAATGTGTTCAGTTAACAACTGTTCGTCCATCATTTGAATCAGTTCATTTTCGTGAAAGATCCATGTATGATTGGTCTGTCACTGCATATATAATGACTCGGGATTATGCCAGAAAAGTTTTAGAAAGGCATGTTTTTGATGATGAATATGATTTGACTATTCCTGGCACAAATTTCTACCCGATGCCAGAAAATGTTTTATTTTATGGTCTTGGAAAAGTTTATGTAGTAGAATTGTTTGTAGAAAACAATCATTTATCAACTACCTTCAATCAAATTGAAGGTGGTCATAAAGAATATCATAAGGAAAGTTATGATTTCGTATCTAATTGGTGGAAAACACAACATACCTCATTAAATCAATTATTTGGATTGCAAGAAATGACAGTAAAGAATGAACTAGAAAATCTTCTTACACAATACTCAGCAGATACTGAAAATCCAGAGTATAATTTTGCTCTTGGTCTTTGGTATGAAAGAGAAGGGCATACAGCACCAGCACTTTCTTATTTTCTGAGATGTGCAGAAAGAGCAGATGATCTTCTTGCCTATGAAGCACTGATTCACGGATCAATTTGCTATGAAAGGCAAGGAACAAGAGATGTATCTTCTAAAGGACTACTTCAGCAGGCGCTGTGTCTGCTTCCCACTCGCCCAGAAGCATATTTTTTACTTTCAAATTTTTCGGAAAAAAGACAGTCTTGGCAAGACTGCTACATTTATGCTGATAATGCATTAAATTTTGCAGATCTAAATTCTCCTCCATTAAGAACTAATGTAGGATACCCAGGAACTTTTGGATTATTATTTGAAAAAGCAGTTTCTGGATGGTGGTGGGGAAAAAATGAAGAGTCTGGAAAACTTCTTAAGGATTTATATGAAAATTATCAAATGCCAGAAGAATATAAAAATTCAGTTCTTGATAATCTTCAAAAATATTTTCCCGATCTTTTAGATTCAAATAAAAATCAACCTTCAGAACTTCAAGAAATAAATTGTTTAGATTCTATAGAAAAAATTCAAGAAGAATATAATATACCATTTACAATTGTTCCTGAAATTGGAAAGATGGACATTGTTCTTCAAGGAAGATATGATGAATATACAAATGAAATTATTGATCAATACTTGAAAATTCCTTTTGTGAATAATGTAATTGTTTCTTGTTGGAATATGGATAGGACAAATTCTTATCATTCAACTAGAGTAAAATACATAAGAAATGAATATCCTTCATCTCCAGGAACTGATAATAGAAATCTACAAATTGTAGGTTCTCTTAGCGGATTAAATTTCGTAAAGACAGAATACTCTGCAAAAATGAGAACTGATCAAAAATATTCTATTGAAAGCATGTGTAAGATGTATGATTACATGATGAATCGTAGAGAATATGAGGATCAAATTTTCGTAGCAGGAATTTATCCAAATCTACTGTTCCATCCAAGAGATCACATCTTCTGGGGAAGAACTTGCGATCTGAAAGAATTGTTTGATATTCCTCTTGAGTTTGGTGGTCTTATTGATAAGATTAAGGTTACAAAAGAAAATCTTCATAAGTATTACCCATTCTTCGCAAGGACTGAAACTTACATTGGTTCAAGATATTGTAGTAAATTTGATGAGAGAATTAATCTCATGATTCTTGATCCAGAAAAATATCTCTATGATAATTGTCCAGAATGGAATCACTCACATCAGATCAGTCAAAATGTTATAAAAAGAGCATTTAAATCTTTCCCAAGATATGGAATTGATCTTGAGTGGACAAGAAAAGGTTGGTTAAACTATCCATATGATGATCAGAAGAATGGATATGGAGAGTGTTGGGCAGAAGATGGATACTGATAGGACACTCTGAGAACCGTCCACAAGACCCTACAAGACCCCTTGTAGGGTTTTATAGTATCTGAGTACCCTAAGAGCATTCATGTCCTATTCAACGCTTGATAAACTGGTTTTCATGGCATCTTTCATGGTTCTTATGAACTGGGGTGTTCGTCTTTTCAATGTCGTTTTGAATTACTTTCAATGATTCTTCTAGAAACCACTGGATATGGATATTCCAAGAAACTATGTGAAGATGTAGTTTGTTGGTTTGTATCTAAGCATCTTGCTCGGTATAAACTTGACCTTGAGATTGTTCATCGTGGTCTCAAACGAGAAAAAGCTCTTGGTTGGTGTGACATAATTGGAGAAACCTATAATCCCCGATGTTTTCTAATTGAACTCCATACTCATATGGATAAGAAAACCTATGTAAGAACTTTGATTCATGAACTGTATCATGTTCTGCAATTTGTTACTGGTGAACTTAGAATCAAATCTTCTAAAAGATACTTTAAAGGAGAATGTATTGAAGATCTTGAGTATTGGCAACAACCTCATGAGATCTTTGCTTATTGGAATGAAAAGATTCTTTACCAGGAGTATCTAAAAGATAAGAACTTGACACACCCATAAGAATCTGACTATAATAGGTTTGTCCCCTTTGAAGATGGGATTGAGGCCTCATAGAGATCAGGACACTTTCAGAACTGTCCACTGAGATCTCCATGAGGTCTTTTCATGCACTATAATATTTCCATACACAACGAGGTCAATGATTCAACTCCGTCCCCACCAAGAAGAAGTTTTCTCCCTGATGCGTCAGCACTCCAGGATGCTGACTGTTGCTCCTACGAGTGCAGGCAAGAGCATCATGATGATTTCCGATGCGAAGCATCGTTTCACCGAAGGTGAAAGTAGTAAGACCATTCTTGTGGTTGCTCCTAAGATTCTTCTTGCTCAACAACTGAGCGAAGAGTTTGAGAAGTTCATCAGTGATGTTTCCATTGCCCATGTGCATAGTGGTGACACGGATCATTTCCGTACCACTGATTTTCTTGAACTTTCTTACTGGTGTGAGAAGCATCAGGGTAACAAACTGATCTTCAGCACCTATCATTCTCTGGATAAAATTGTCAAGGCAGAACTTGATCTAGATACTGTGTATCTTGATGAGTGTCACAATGCTGTCAATAAAAAGTTCTTTGATGCTGTGGAGCAGATCAGCAAGACTGCAAAGAACTTCTATTCTTTGACTGCTACTCCTAAGTTTAGTAATGTGATCTCCAAACCCGGTAACAACAACTCGGAAGTGTTTGGTTCTAAGATTCACAATGTCAAGGCACCTGAACTGCTGAAGAATGGTAGTATTCTTCCTCCTGTGACTTCTGTGATGGAAGTTGGTTCTTCCCGTGACAAGGAGAATGCTCATGAGCGTGACTTCTTTACTCTGTGTGATACTATTTTCAATGAAGATGACATGGACAAGGTTTTGGTGGTTGCTCCCAACACCAAAGTCATGATGAACATGCTGTCTCAAACTTCCTTCATGGAAGAAATGAACGAGAATGGTTATGATGTACTGCACATTACTTCTAAGTATGGTGCTTTCATCAATCAGCGTAGGGTTTCTCGTAGTGAGTTTCTGGATACTCTTGCGAATTATGGTGCTGATGCAGATCGTAAGTTTGTCGTTCTGCATATTGGCATTCTGACCGAGGGTATCAGTGTTCCTGGCATTCAGTCCTGCATCTTCCTTCGCCAACAGAACTTCATTTCCACTGTTCAGAGCATTGGTCGGTGCATTCGGGTTCATCCTGAGGACACTGCTCGCATGAAGTCTGGCGAACTTCAACCTGGAGACTTTGCCAATTACCAAAAGCAATTTGGCAAAGTGGTCATTCCCGTGTACAATAACAAGGTTGGCATTGCAACTGCTCGTCGTGTTCAGAATGTCATTGACGAGGTGTTTGTCAAGGGTAACTTTGTTGCCGATGTTATTAAAAAGTAATCTATGAAACTTACAACTCAATATCGCATTGATACTTATTGCCTGATTGCCTTCAATTCCATGAAGGCAAATCTGGATTTATGGAGATCAAGACCAAATGACAAGGATGTTCTTCGTGGTGTCACCAGACCTTATTATGATCTAGTTCATTCACTCTCCATTCCTACAGGGTACATTACAATCAAAGCCCTTCAAGAAAAACAAAAGGATAGTAATTGGATCTTATGTAGAGATCATTGCTATTCTCCTCAGTTTATTGGTAGAATGATCATGGATCATGCTGACATTTATCTGGAGGACTATGAAAAGTTCAAAAAACTCTTTTATATTTCCTGTAGTACCATTGACATTACTCCAGAAGAAAATCGGGCACTTTCTCTTTTGACTTCAAATCAAAAGGGAAACTTCAAGATATATGTACCAACTGATAAAAAATACCAACACCTAGATATTCAGTTGGTAAAACGAAACTATGGAAGAAACTGGCATCAGAAACCAGCAGACCCCGTGAGCAACTACCTTCAAACCCCAAAAGAACTCTTAGACTACGAAAAACAATTTCTTACTGAATGATGGAAGACAAATTTGACATTAAGGCACTTCAGTCTCGGATTGCCGAAATTAAACAAGAAACTGAAGAGACCACTGAATTTACGATGGAGTATCTGGAGTGCCTTTTGAAGAGGCACGACCTAGCGAATATTCTCCATGAGGATTGTGAATTTGACGAGACACCAGATGAAGTTGTTGAAGCACTCCGAAAGGGTGAACTTCCCAAGAAGGAGGATGTTGCCCGAATGTCCATGGAGGCACAGGACTATCTGATCAAAGATTGCGTTTACATGTGTGGACTTGGTGCAATCTCTTGGTATGGCGATAATCTTCCTGGATATGAGGAGATTGAACCGAAACCATTTGAAGAGATTATTACGATGCCAGATATTTCTCCTGGGCATCATACTGCATCCTATATTGTCGCTGGACTGACTCTACTCTTTGCAGATATTCCTTCTCAAAGAACCATTGAACTACTCACCAATAATTTTGATAGTTCTGAGGAACAACTGCAAGAAAACATGGAATACTTCAATGAAGTCTGTGTAATGATTCTCAAGCGATACAAAGAAGATTTGGAGTACTATTGTGAGCAAAACTGAAGGATTTGAAACTCCCGATGGATATGCGGTTGTTCCATGGGGAAAAAGACTTGTGATTATTTTTGATGGAAAGCAACTAGAGGATGTGAGCACCGTTCGCCAAGCAAACACTTTTATCAAAAAGCATCGTGAGGACAGTCAGCAAGGTGTCACAAAGTTCCTTGGATAATTTTCTTTGACCTGCTATAATACAAAGGTATGAAACGAAACATGATCAAACCCAAAAAGAAATTCGTAAATGTTACTCCCTTGAGTAAAATCGCAAATGATAGATTCATTCATTTTATGAATCGGTTTCATGCTTGCGAAGTCATTAAAGAAACAGGAAACATGATCTTTCTTGTTTCATTGAACAAAGAGTATTCTTTTTGGGTTCAGAAAAATGGCAACGAACATTGGAAAGTTGAAAACTAATTATGAAATTTAAAAATCTTATTTTACTGTCACTCATTACTCTGGGTGTAACTCCAGTATCAGCACAAGAAATCTACCGAATTAACATTAATAGGGTCTGTGCCGATATGGTTGGCATTCCTTATGCGAGCGATAATTTCTCAGATAAGGAATGGGAACAATTTAAAGTTTGTCTAAATGTAATGAAAGAATATCAGGAGTGATTCAAAATGGTTGAAACGATTGTTGCTGGTCTTGCTTGTGGTGTCGCTACTTTCTACGGAGTTGGTGACGGTCTTCATGGACAAATCACTGCAAATGGTGAGCAATTTGATGCTTATCGCTGGACTGCTGCTCATCCTACTCTTCCAATGGGAACCAAACTTCGTGTGACCAATCAGGAAAACGGAAAGCAGGTAATTGTTCGGGTAAATGATAGGGGCCCTTATTCTCACGCAAGCATTGATCTTTCTTATGCTGCCTTTGCACATATTGCTTCTACTCGTAGAGGAAGCACTACTGTTTGCTACCGAGTGGTCGGATGAATGTTTTAAACGATGAAAAACTGAATATAATGTGGGATATTGCTACGAATTCCAGTCTAGAAAGTGGCACACCACCTCACCAAATCTTCGCCAAGCTGCTGTATAATAAGATTGTAAAAATCAAAGAGATTAATGAAAGTCAAAGTAGTATCAGACCTACACCTTGAGTGTTGCGAACAGGGGCACGGAGTTCCTGACTTGGGAGAAGGTGATGTTCTCATTCTGGGTGGGGACATTCTCTGTGCTCGTCATTTCAAGAAAGATGGTGCCCTCCGCAAGGTCTATCAAGACTTTCTAACGAAGTGTGCCGACAACTTTGACCAAGTATTGTATGTTACGGGAAATCACGAAGCATACGGATATAATTACGAAGGAACTTGGGATGTTCTTAAAGAGAACCTGCCTAAAGGTATTCACCTATTTGAAAACGATTTCGTTAGAATTGACGAT